TATGCCACCTGCTGCGTCCTCACCGAAATGGAATCTGGTGGGCATGGAAAGACTTCAATCGCACAAGCTGCGAAGTCCAAGTGGACAAGGGGTGCATCGCTGAGGTGTATAAGGACAGAGACTACTTTATACGCCACGGAATGAGCCTTCACACCGTTTCAGCACTGACAGCGGACCACATCCGCAGCGCAAAAGATTAGGCCCTCACGGGCCTTATTTTGTACCATACGGAGTCGCCGGAAAAGCGGAGTCAAAAACATGGACAAATCCAATTGATGTGCAATACTGAAAGTGCTTTCACATAAGATGCGTATTACTTGCGTTTACTGTGGTATAATATGTATGGAAGTTGAGAACCCCGAGACTTCTGCCTGCCGTCCCCCTATGCAGGCACCATTGAATACCAGGCTGGAAAGAGCTAAGCCACAGAGGACCACCCCTCAGTTGTTGACCCCCTTGGAACGCAAGGAAAAAGGACGACACGCCAGCAAGGCAAGGGAAAAGGCTGTGGACATCTGTTAAGCTACCCCCATCAATCGCAATGGGGAGGGGGAGACTTTGAAAAAAAGACCCCCTGGAATCGCAATGACTCCCCAGAAACGCAATGGACCCCCTTCAGACGCAACAGGATCCAACGGCAACGATGTACTGAGTACAAAGGACCCCCTGAAACGCAACGGAACCAAAGCAAAGGAAGCCAAAGAGATTCCCATGCACCACTACACCAACGTCCCTGTAACAAGGGACACCCCTTCAAGGCAAAGACGGAACTCGTAGCCGTTAATGCATAGATCGTCACCATGACGCGTAAAACCTCCTTTCTATTCAATCTACGGGAAACAGGCGTAAACGAAGGACAGTATCTCAAGTATCTTCATATCATATCGAACTGGACCTAACGTAACGCAAAGGAAACAAGGCCCCCTACGATGCAAGGGAGCCTTTTTCTATAGTAAATACGTACAATACACCCTCATTTCAGCTATATATACTCTCTATCCCAGCAACATCAGCAACATTTCAGGGCAGATTCTCCCGGATTCAGCAGGAAAACAGCCCGATTTTGGCAATATCAGCGAAAAAACATGCGAAAAAGAGCGAGTTTGGAGCGAGAATGGACAGCCAGATTCGTTAAAAAGTGCAAGAAAGGTATCGCGATTTCCCGCCCTGAGACCAACCTGCACCGCATTTTGTTGCACAAATTAGCAAATATGCCCGTCGCGCGTAAAAGCAGACGGGCTATTTTGTGATGCGCCATATACGAGCGCCTGAAAAACACGCATGTGTTGCCTGTGCAGGCCCGCGGGAGCGCACGAACGCCTGCATGTGAGCGCCTGACGCACCCGCGCGTAAGTAGAATCGCTATTTTGTAACCCGCCATATAGGGAAGACAGCCAGGATCGCACTGAAAACACGTCCTGGAGGGCTGTTGCCGCTCCGAAATCACACAAAAATCACAAAAATGTCTACAGTTCATGAACAAAATTGGTCATTGCTATCGAAAAAACCCGGGTTTATACCAATGTGTGTTCACGATTCATGAACAAAACAGGAAAGCGGCGGTAATCCTGGCGTGATCCTGCCTATATGGGCGCTTTGACCAAAAGAAAAAGCAGCGTTTTAATCGCTGCTTGTGAATGTTTGCCCGTCCGGAAAGATAATGCGCTCTTCGTACCGCGCGCCCATGGCGTCGCAAAGTTTTTTTATGGTTGATTGCTTTAACGATCCCTGATTTATTGACTTGTTAAGTGATTTGTAAGTAATGCCGGACCTGGCTGCTATCTCACGCTGTGATGATCCGCTATATGATATGGCGCTCTCAAGTATCCTTTTATCCATTTCTGTACCTCTCTGACGCTCTCATGATAGCACAAAACCGAATGTATCGCCTATATATAAGGATATAAACCGCAAATATAGGCGGAAAATATCAACAAAAAAGTATGATTTTCCCTTGTTATCCCCATAAAAAGACGATATAATAACAGTGTCAAAGGGGGACGCCCATTGACAGGCTGAAAAGCCGGAAAGGAAATATATGAAAAAAATTCTAATGGCGGCAATCGCCGCGGCGACACTTTGCGGATGTGCTCAGACAGAACCAGAACAGACTCAGGCGCCCGATGTCTACAGTGCGGATGTTACCGCTGGTGGTGAATACTACGCCACCATAGAGTACAACGATGAACACGGGCAGTGGTCCGGGAAGGTGTTGCCGGTTGAAGTGATCGCGCCGGAATGCCTTGAGTCAGGCAGTGGCCTTTACATGCCTACGGAAAACCGCGTTATCCCATGGGGAAGCGTGGATGAAGCTCATGTGAATCTGATTTCTGTGGGGACATGGAAATGACGAAACAGGAAGCGGGACGCCAGTATTTGGCGCTCAGGGCGAAAGCAGATGAAGCCAAAGCATTGGCGGACGCTGCTGCTGACGATCTCATGGCTATGATGGCAGACAAGGAAAAACTGTCTGTCATCACGCCTTATGGTCTCAGGACCATCACAAAAGTTTTCGTGAAGTCTGGTACAAGGCTTGACACAACCGCATTAAAAAATGCTTGTCCGGATTTGGTAGCTCAGTACCAGACAAGCACTCCTGAAAAGCGCTATTTGAAAGTATCCAAATAGCACTTGAATTTTACCACATGGGGCACCTGGTTTGGTGCCCTACCTACAAAAAAAGAGTCAAAGGCTCAGGAAAGGAAATAAAACAATGTTTAAGGAATCTAAACTTCAGGAACACTTTGAAGCAATGACGCAGGGAATCATCAAAGAAATGGCGTCTGAAGGCCATGACGTACACGGGCAGAGTTTCAGAAGTCTCTGCCATGAACTTTCTGACCAGGTCCGCAAGGAAATCACGCCAAAAGGCAGTGAAATGACGAAACGCGACATAGCCGAATGGCTCAAGGGGCTGCCAACAGGGTTTGACAGTGGGCAATACTTACTGAATCGAAGTCAAGCGCATGTCTGGTACAAAGCGTGCACAGGGAAGGAAAGCGGTGACGCTTTCGATAAGCTAACGGGATTAATTGCTTTCACGATCTACGAAGAAGACGAATTTTACAGGCTTCTTCACATGTCGGACGGAATCCGCAAGGAGGGGGAAAGCGCATGAAAGATATAGATATGGCAATTGACGCGTTGGAAGACGCGGCGGATACGATCGTTTGCTGTTATGGATATGTTGCAAATAAATATAAAGATAATGAGAAATATATGCGGTGTATAGGTGACGCGTGGGAAATTTATCACGTTGTGAAAAAGATTAGACGGATAGGGGAGAAATACAATGATTAACGATTATCAAATTATATGCCAATTGCAAATAGCGGGGCTAGTAAAAGAAAACAAAGCGGCTATTAAAGCCGCGGTGAAAGGCTACAAATACGAAAAGCAATTCAGTAAGCGCGTCGCTTGCAATGACTTGCTCAAGAAAAACGGGCTTAAAGTCGTATGCGTAAGCGGATCATATAGACTGAAGTTTGGCGATATAACTGTTGCGCGGTTCAGGCCGAACGATCAAAAACGGATTCTGTCAGAATGGTGCTGGTGGTAAAGTGCTTACGCTATATGGTAGTGCCTGTTTGATAGGTGACGCGGTTGCCTCGTTTCCTGTTCTGGTGGTGCTGATAACTATCTTCTTCCTGATTAAGTGTTTGGGAAAAGGCTGATGGCCTTCCCCTTTTTTATGTCCTGATGATTCTGAGAGCCACTTGGGCGCGCTTTTACCAGGCGGACAATCGCGGATATATTGCGTATGAATTGCGTGACGCTTTGCCATAACTTAACCATAGGACAGACTATATCATGCGTTATTTATGCCTGAATAGGGGTGGAAATGGGTCTTTGTCCGAATCCTCCCATTTCCGGACATTCAGGGTACAAGCTGTCGCGTTGCATGCTCATGCACTTTTTCCGCGATCAAAGCGTGCCCAGGACTCACAATTTCACTTATGATTTAGCCTGTATTTACTTATATACGATTGGCGTGACTAGGTTTGAGAATGCTGTTATTAGATTAAAGATTAAGCACATGATTATTTATTCATAATTTTGGTTATTGGTTCGTGATGATAAAGGCGAATGAATTTTTTAGCTTTTATGCGTTATATGTTGTAAATGATATATGCTGTCGTTAACGTTTCTATTTGATAAACGCAACAGAAAATAAATGCCCCGGGGTGTGGGGGGCGCCCCCTACAACAAACCTACCCCTTTTTTCGGTTAGTCTTTCCTAACCCCTTCCTCTCCGATTCCCGAAAAAATGAGGGTGGATAAAAAACGGCCCCAATGTTGTATTATTTGTAAGCGTCGAATCAAACCCATCTAGCTCAAAAGCCTCCCGTTGTTCAGAATTGAAATGAATAACAGGAGGTTTTTTCTAATGACAATGGAAACCCAACGGAAATGGAATGCCGTTTTTGACAGATTCGATTCTTCCAGTTTGACTGCTGTGCAGTTCTGTCGACTGCACGATCTGAACACCCGGACCTTTTACAACATGAGATCCAGGTTCAAACACTCTGCCGGTCTGTCTCAGTTTCATCGCACAAGCTGCCCCTTCCCTGACCCTGCCGGTACTGAACTGCGATTCGTGCAGGTCCGCCTGGGAGCCTGAACATGAATGGTGCCATCACCATTGACCATATCTACATGGCTTCCCGTCCGGTCGATCTGCGCAAAGGCATAGACGGGCTTGCTTCCATCGTCCAATCTCTGTTTGGCATGGATCCTTACAGTCGCTCTCTTTTCATTTTCACCAACAGCTCCCGCAGCCGGCTCAAGATCCTTTACTACGATGGGACAGGATACTGGCTGCTTCTCAAAAGGATGGATGAGGGACGCTTCAAGTGGCGGATAGAATCATCCGATACAGTGTCCATCTCACAACGACAGTTTGCCAGACTTATCCATGGTCTGGCCGTGTCAGGGGGAAGCTACAGATTTTCCTGAGCACTGCAGTTGGTATGCCGGATTCGGACGTGTCTATAATAAATATTTAAGGGCATCTCATGTGACAGGCAGGTGCCTTTTCCGGTATCCTGTCATCATGTTAGTAGACCTCGTTTCTCTCTATACCCGCGATGACGTCACTTCCAAAGAATCATTTGACTCCGCTCTTCAGGGCATGTCTTCCGAAGATAAGGACCGTATGCTTTGGGCCTTTTTCCAGGAGAAGAACAGCGCAAAAGAGAAGCTCCTGGCACTGCGTCAGGCCGTTTTCGGACGTTCCAGTGAAAAGACCGCCACTTTGTTCGATCATCTTTTTGATGAAGCCGAAGCCGCAGAAGAGGTAGAAGAAGTGATCGCCCTGGAAGAAGAGGCTACTGAAGACGACATTCCTTCCGGATCCGAAAAGAAACGGAAGGGATCCCGGAAACGAATGTCAGGAGCCATGGCCTCGCTTCCTGTAGTGAAGGAAGACAAGTACCCCGAAGACCCGGAATTCCTGGTTCACAGGGCTGAGATGGTGGAACTGGGCACAGATATACAGAGGACTGTAGAATTCATCCCTGCCAGACTCTTTGTCAGGGAAATCGTCTGTCACAATTACCTGTGGAAGATCTCCGAGGACGAGCAGAAATACTTCAGTCCCGACAAGGAACCCAGGCTTCTGGAGAAAAGCATGGTCTCCGCATCTGTGGCAGCTCATCTGATCCATGAAAAGGTGATCAACGGGATGCCGATCAACCGTCAGGCCATGGATATCAGGAAAAAGGGATACGACATAGGCCGTCAGACCGTGAACAACTGGGCACTGAGGACATGTCAGGACTATCTGGTCCCGCTGGCAGATCACATGTTGAAAGACTTCAGAGGACTGGACACTGTCCAGATGGACGAAACAGGACTGCAGGTACTGGAGCTGTTTCAGAATGGCGGCAACGCCGTGAGCAATATGGTGGTGGCCACCAGCGGACCTTTTGAAAAGCGTCAAATGAAGCTATACCGGTTTTTCCCTGGAAAGAGCCAGACTTTCGTTCAGGAAGTACTGGGGGACGGATTCAGTGGAAACCTGATAACGGATGGAGCCCCCTGTTATGAGAACTGGACAAAAGCTCATAACGCGCTGTATCCGGGCAACGAAGTGATCCACGGAGGCTGTATGGCTCATGCACGGAGGAAATTCGTGGAAGCAGCACAAGTCCGTGAAGATTATAAGGTATATAAGAAACTGGGGAAAAACAGGCAGGGCCCATACCTGGAAGAACATCCGGCACTGAAGGATCTGGTGGAAGTGATCGATCTGATGGCCAGTCTGTATCGGATCGAGAAGAAGTGCGGGAAGCAGAAACTGGATCCGGAGAGGATCCGGGAGATCAGGCAGAAGGAGTCGGTACCGGTATTTAAACGACTGACAGCTCACGTGGAAAGGATGAAGGATGAATATCCGCCATCCGGGAAAGTGGGTCAGGCTGTGAAGTATGTTCTGAACAGGAAAGAAAGTCTTGGGGCCTGGGTGAATGACGGGAGGATCCCGATCGACAACAACAAGGCGGAACGGACAGTGAAACCATTCGTGATAGCGAGGAAGGGGTTCCTGTTCACGGACTCAAAGCGGGGAGCTGAAGCTACCGCAGCGGGCTTTAGTGTACTCCAGAGTGCAGTGGATAATGGTCTGAATCCGGAGAAGTATCTGAAATGGGTATTGGAGAAACTGTCAGCAGAAGGACTGAAAGACAGTGTCCTGGATGAAGTGGTTCCATACTCAGAGCGAATACCCGAAGATCTGTATATCAGGAAGAAGAAATGAAGACCTGGGAAACGGTATCACAAACGATATCGTATCCCAGGTCTTTCTTTTCATACAGACGTCCTTGATTTGACGCTTACTATTATTTCAATGAATTAAGCGAAGGATAGTCCTTCACTGAGGCCTGGTCTAACGCAGGACAATTCCGATCAAAGCCTGCCACACGATATGGCCTTGCTGCCCAAAATCGGATACGGAAGCAGCAAAAGGGAAGCCGGGAAGTACAACCGGCTTTTTGTGTATAATATGAGTGAGGAACAAAAAGAACTATCTTTTCTCAGACCGTAAACTGTATGCGTCTGTGTTTTTCTTTGAATAATAGCGACAGGGACTCTACGGAGCCTGTACGTGAAATAGAGCCGGTGAAAGCCGGTGTTTTTTTCTGCCTCAAAGATAAGTTGAATGAGGCAGAAAAAGGAATCATGAGGCAAATAAAAAGCCCCGCAAGTGCGGGGAATGTACAACTGCCTTCTTTTTAAGGATCACCCCTGCAATTCAGGGAAGCAGTCTTTACGATGAAATTATACTGCCGTAATGCGGTAAAGAAAACCCTGTTTTCACAGGGCGAAAAGGGTGATACCTGAATGATACAACATAGAAAACCATGTGGATCTTGTTGTGCTCAACGCATGGGCCTTTTTTATTTCTGGCGGGGAATATTGGACTTGCACCAATGACCAACGGATTAACAGTCCGGTGCTCTGCTGCTGAACTAATTCCCCGGCATTGAGCGCCTGATGACGCTCAATGGTACTCCTTCCACATTGGTGGATGAGCTATACAACGGGATGCAACCAATGCGCTGTCTGGTGCATCAGACAGGGTTGCCACTAATGCACAGTGCCGTTCTGCGCAGCTTGAAGGCGGGGAAAGGAAGAAAGCCGCCTTCAGTTGGGAGAGGCGTTCTGTGCAGGAATCGAACCCGCAGTCACTCCGTGACGCCCACCAGCCAGAACATGGGTCCCCGTAGGGACGGAGGGTCATTCCCCTCACCATTAGTATAGCATTTTTGATGCATAAATAATGCTACAATTATGGTATGAGGAAGAAGTCAGCCAAAGAGATTGCAAAAGAGAGAGATGAAGACATGTTCATGGCTGAATATGCCCTGAACGGCGGCAACGCAACGAAGGCAGCAATGGCGCTATGGCCTGACCTTGAATACAGCTCAGCGCGCAAGAAAGGTCACCTGCTTGCAAACAACGAGGAAGCCAGACAGCGGTTCAGGAAGCGAATAAACAAGCAGTCTGAACGGGAAATAATGACTGTCAAGGAACGTCAGGAGGTTCTGTCTGACATTGCCAGAGGCGACATCAAGGCGTCCATCAAAGAACGCATCAGCGCGATCAAAGTCTTGAACAACATGGACGCTATCGGGGCACCGACGATGAACGTGAATATCACCGTCGAACAGAAGCGTCAAATGGCACAGGCACGGATCGATGAGCTACTGGGCATTGAAATGGGAGAGAAAGACGGGGTGATAACGATTGAATGTTCTGAACCCGATTCAGCAGCGGACAGTGGACTTGATGAAGTCTGCGACTCCGCACAGGAAATTGAGGAAGTGGACCAGGGGGTTCATTCCTGAGCATTACAAGCGAATATCCATCCCAATGGATGAAGCGTTCGAACTGGCGAAAATCGGTGCTGCAGAGGCCCTGAGCCTGTTCAATACGAATCTGTTTTTTACGCAGGCTCTTATCATGGGAGCCATAAAAAGCGGCAAATATCAGACGTTCGTCATCGTCACTCCATCACAGTACGGCAAATCCTGGCTGTCAGGCCAGATAGCCATCATGCTTGCCAATGAGGGCAGGGAAGTCCATGTGGCTGCCGGCACAGAGGACACGACGAACATCATCATGAAGAACGTCATCGACCATCTGCAGACAGTGGATGAGTCCGTTAGAAGCAAGCTGCTGGACTACCAGGACAAAGTCGAGAAGCTGCAGTCCTCAACGTCCAAGAAGAAACTGACATTCAAGGGCGGCGGTTCCATTGACGGCATCACCCTTGGCGCCACTACTGACGATGCGAAAAAGCACAACAAAGCCATAGGGCGTGGCGGAGACTACATCGTTGATGAGGCTGGTCTTGTTCCTGATGACAGCTATGCCGAAATGGGACGCCGTGAGTTTTCGAACGTTGACGGAAAGAAAGGATTGCTGTTCCAGATCTCCAATCCTCACGCAGAAGGCATCTTCTACGACAAACTTACGGAAGATTCGCCTCCACCAGGGACGATGATCCTGTGGCTTGATGTGAGGACGGCCCTTGAGGAAGGGCGCATCCGTTCCGTTCAGCAGGTGACTGACTCCGATTTCTTTCGGAACAGGTCTACCTGCCAGCGTTATCTTTTGTGTGAACTGGAAACCTACTCAGACCAGTCCATGTTCGGGAACGTTGCCCTGGATGATTCGGCTGTGGAACCCGGGTACACGTACTTTTTGGGCATTGATAGTGCATATAAAGGTGTGGATAAGATACCTATTTGTCTGTCTGCCATGACAAGAGACGGAGAAGTCCGTGTCTTGGACATCACGAGCATCAAAAAAGAGCAATGGGTGGACGGATTGACTTCAGAACGCATCGTTCAGGAGGTCATGAAGGTTGTGAACAAACTGGATGTGCGGTTCATCTGCGTGGATATTGGCTGGGGCGTGTATCTGGTCGAAGGATTGGCGAAAGAAGCCCGTCAAAGAGGCGACTTCAATGTCCGGGGCATCAACTTTGGCTCCGGAACCACGAAAATACGCAAGGAAAAGAACCATTTTTCGGCAAAATACGGCTACAACATGCGTGCAGAACTCCACATGGACCTGCAGCAGTTGATGGACGATGGAAAAGTCACGTTCACGACAAAATGTGCCAATTTGCTAAAAAAACAGTTCGAAGCGGTGCGGACTTTGCCAAAGCCAAACGGGAAAACAGCCATCGTCAGCAAAGACGAAATCAAAGCCCGCATCGGGCACTCACCGGATGAGCTGGACTCCTGCCTTTTATCAATTCATGCATTATTGATGTATAATATGAGTGGGGGAATCTTTGTATACACGGAGGCGGATGAATGAGCCGAAGACGAAAAAAGAAGCGAAACCGGACGTCGGCCAGCCTGCATGAATACAGGATCCCTGACAGACCGCCGGTCAAGCAAAGACCGATAACGCAGAGCGGTCTTACCCCAGACGATGTACTGGATGTACTCGTGAAGCAAAACAACTGCGATATGCAGTCGTTCAAGCCGATGACGTTCACCGACAATCAGGAAGACGAAATCGAATGGATGATCGCCAACCTGCCCACACTGCCTTACGTAAAGAAGCAGTATCTGGCATTCATGTTCTCCAATGGTTTGACTTGCGGAGATGAAGCAGTCGATGAAGAACGGCTGAAGCCCTTCCTGTTCAAGCAGAACATCAAGGGAGTGCCGAACTATCAGGTCATCAGGCAGGCTATCATGCACGCGAAGCTGTACGGCAAATGTGGACTGAGATGGCTGTCTGAAGAAGATGGAATGGTCATCGTTCCCCATCAGAGTTACATCACAGTATTCGACGATGACGAAAAGTACGGAGGCATCAAGCGACCTATCTGTTATGCCTTGAGTTATGAGGAAGGAAAACCCATCTCCCTGGGAAGCAAGTCCATCAAACTTGATGAGGCTGAATTTCTTGACAAAGGAAGACTGGTTTCCAAAAACAAGGACGTCATCATCGAACTTCCTGAAAACTTCGTGAACCTGCGGGATGACCTGGGAACAGAAGATGGTGTCAGTTGTCTTGCCCAGGATATGCAGAGGCTTCAAATCCTTTGCAACGCCTACAAGCGACTGAATTACGACATCAACTATGACGGACCTGGACGTATCTTGCTGAAAGTCAAAGATGATGTGTTCGGTGGCGGAGCTATAGACCATTCTGCCGGAGAGATCGTCAATAATATGACGGTGTCTAAAACGTCTGCGGCGAACAAGGTCAAGCAGGAAGCGGCTGAGATTGCAAGGGAAATCAAGTCGTCAAGCAGTGACCAGGTCATCAGCCTGAGTTCGGTGTTTGAGGACATTGAACATATCCCGCGTGTGACTAAGGCCACGGAATTTCTGGATTATCTGACGAAAAAAGAAGGCAGCATCATTGCACAGTGTCTGGGCATCACGCCTGAACTGATCGGCATGGGCGATGTTTCCGGCAACGTTTCGATGGAAAAGATCATCGACAACGCCACCATGAACACAATCGTACCTGAGCGTGAGTATTTCGCTACGCAGTTCAGCCCGATGATCGCAGGGCACTTGGGAGTAGAGAAAGTCTTCTTTGATAAATACGAGCTGAAGCAGACGATCGATCGGTCAAGTGAGATTTACAAGCTGGCCCTGTCTGCTGCACAGTTCGAAGCTATGGAAAACGTTGGCAACCGCTACGATGAAGTTAAGAATTCAATTTCTGAGCTGATCCTGCGGCTGGCAGAAACAGGAAAGGGTGTAAATCTTGGAACTATTGCGACAGTTGATTGACGAAACGCAGGCGGAACCGTTTGCGATGGTCAACGGAAGTCCTGTATATGACTTCCATGGAGCCGTGAATGCGGCAAAGAAGATCCTCATCGAAGAGAAGCTGGGATTCAAGGATGTAGACCTTGGAGAACGTGAACTGAAGAATGGAGGTACACAGTACAGGAAGTCACGGAGACGGGCTGTAGCGGTTAATCCTGAATCGTTCACGCTGAACCGGTATCGCAAGATGACGGATGAGAACGGTAAGGTGACGTATGAAGTAGTCACGGATTACCGGGCAATCAAAGAACAGAAAACGGGACAGATCTACAAGAATGCTCTGACAGCCTATGTGATCGGCAAGCAGGGCAAAGGATTGACTGTCCTTGATGTAAAAAGCATTGATGACAAAGAGTTCGTATCTGAGTTCAGAGGGGCGCTGGACGTTGAAGATATGAAAGACGTCATCAGAGCCATCGAACGGCACGGTGTTAAAGAACCTGCCAGAGACAAGTTGGCTTTTTAGGGAATCGGGGCAATCAAGACCTGGTTCCCTTTTTTGTATAAGGAGCAGAAATGGCGAAATCAAAAATCAGAAGTTATGACATCACCGTCACCATGAAGGACGGTACCACTTACGACCTGACGGGCCGTGAAGCAGAGAATTTCTACATCGAATTTGACAGATACCGTCTGCGTAAAGAGAACGCAAGGGGCATCTGGACGATGAAAGACAAAGAACGGCACCTGATCCTGTTCGAGAACGTCACTGACGTAGTTCGCAGTGAGATCAGTGTCGAGGAAGTTGACAACCCGGGCGCATGCAAGGACGTCGAGATTTGTCTTTAGACACCACTGTCAAGTGGTTCAAATCGGAAGAAGACAGGCGGGCATACCTGCGGCAGTCGACACTGGAAAATTACCCGGTAAAGCCTGTCGAAAAGCCTGTCAAAAGGAGGAAGAAACGTGAAAACGTATCGCCTGGTTCCGGGGATCACGTCAAGACAGAGGATTGAAGTCTGCACCAGAGAAAAGGGAGTCCTCCGTTGGAAGGGAGCGACGCTTGACCCCGGTGTCGAGTACGAAATGCCGGATGACCCGGATTTCGAAGCAAGTCTGAGAGCGAAGGTCATCGAAAGACCGTATTCGCAGCAAGTCGAAGAGATCCTGAAGCACAACGGCATCGAATATGAAGTGAAGATGTGCAAGCAGTGTGGAGGGCGTGTCAAGAAGCTGAGATACCGTCCTGTGGAGGTGTTCGAATGATCCCCACCTATTTCAAAGAGTGCAAGGCAGACGTAGAGCGGCGCAAAGAGCTGAAGAAGCGGCTGGATTCGATAGTGAATCTGAGTTCCGACAACGTTCAGAAGCCTATGGAAAATCTGAACGTTGCGCTCAATTCGAAGGAAAAGATAAGGCTGCTCAACGAAGGCGCTATTTTCGATGGATATGACGAATTGCGGATGTACATCAAAAAAGGCGCTATCCCGGCGTTCGTTGAAAGCCTGTCTGGTGACTTTGTCGGGTACATCACACTGGGTCACCTGCAGCTGGACCAGGTTCCGCTGCTGATGGGCACATGGACGAAAAGCGACCTTGAAGTCGTTGACGTTGGAGAAGGCCGATATGCGCTGGATTGTACCCCTCACTTCAACGACAGCGGATTTGTGCAGGACATCCTGTCACAGGAGATACCGTTGTCTGTAAGTGTAGAAATTGACGGCGCCATTGACTGGGACTCAACGGAACTGCTGGAAGCCCCTGTATGGCAAAAACTAAGAGTTAATGGATTCAGCGTAGTGGGCCTGCCTGCGAACGTTGACTCCTGGGATATTGGAGAAGACATGAAACTTGATGAACTGATGGAAAAGCTGGAAAAACTGACAGCTGCCAAAGAAGAGAAACCTGAGACTCAGGAAGCAGAAACTCAGGAAGAAACCGAAAAGCCGGCAGAACCGAAAGTTCCGGAAAACGAGGAACCCGGAAACCCGGAAGAGCCGAAAAACGAGGACTCTGCAAAAGAACCGAAAAACGAAGAACCGCAGGATGAAGCAGAAAAGAAGCTGGCAGAGATCCTGACCCGATTTGAAGAAATCGCAAAGGAAAACAAAGACCTGCGCGCGAAACTTGAAGAGAAAGAGGCGGAAGAAGAAAAGCTCAACTATCAGGCAAAGAAAGTCCTGGACATGTTTGAGTCGAAACTGAATTCTTCTGTGCCCAAAGAAAAGAAAGGTAAAGACCCGATTTGGGGATGTTAGGAGACTGAACGATGAACTTTGCAAACGAACTGATCCGTTCGGCAGAAGAGAACGCAATTGAATCGACTCTTGCTGCTGAAAACCTGATGACCAACTCCAACATCGGGAGTCTTGGCAGAAACGTTGACCTGAGCGACAACGAGCTGGCTAATCAGCTGCAGATGGATTTCCCGCTGGTGGACTGGCTGATGAACACAACTCCGTCTGCAAATATGCGGGGCAAGTACGACGCTGGAAACCTGCCCATGTATAAGGACGATGACAATACCTGGAAAATCCGGCTGCCCTTCACAGTAGGCACACTTCCCCCGGAAGACACTTCTGGTGAGTGCTGCTGGACCCCGATGGAGCTGGCTAAATGCGGCAAGGAAACCAGTCTGCACCTGCTGTGCCTGAAAGACTGCGAGACCATGCTGGACAACTTCATCCTGAAGAAGCAGCGGTTCCAGGCCAATGACCTTATCAACTACTTCATGCGAAAAGGCGAGACTATCAAGCAGGCTCGTGTCCGTATGGCTGAGATGAGCTTCGTTTGGTTCCAAAAGCACAACATCGTGCTGGGCACTCCTGATACCGGAACTGCCACTCTGAAGCCGTTCAACGGCCTGCTGAGCGTCATTGAGGATCCTGCTGTAATCAAGGTTGCCGGAACTACCCCGCTGGCTGCATTCGACTCCCTGGCCTGCCGCTATGCGGTCCTGGGCGAAGGTGACATCGTTTATGCATGCCACCCGCTGACTTACTACTCCCTCCAGCGCGAGATCGTGAAAGGCAAGAACGGCGAGTATCCCGAAGGCTGGACAAAGGACGAATCTACCGGGGAAATCAAGTTCCACAACCACGGTTTCATCAAGGATAAGGACATCCCTGTTGATGAGGACGCAGGCGTCGGAGAAATCTGGCAGCTGGATGGAACCGCAGTTGGATGCATGATGTTCACATCTTTCATTCCTTCCGAAGAGTTCCGTCGTCACACATTCTCCACCAACAACAACCAGGTTGAAGGCTGTGCTGCTGAGTGTGACTACTACTACAACGCAGGTCTGACATTCTGCACGAACCCGAACAAGCTGGCCGTCATCACTGACGTTCCCCTGAGCACTAACTGCAGTGGCATCACTATGCTGGGAACAGACAGTCTGATGCATCCGGATACCATCGTTCCGATTGACCGGGCCTAGACATGTTTGATGAGATCATCGAACAGCTCCGTGACTATTGCGAGTGCATCGGTGATTTAGACACAGACAACATTGCCAAACGACAGCAGGTTGAGAGGAACCTGACCGAGCTTATCCGGCTGGTATCCATCCTCACCTGCTGGGCTTCTGGCAAGATACCAAAGTTTTCCGGCGGATGCTGCTGTGAAAACTACTGTGACAGTTTCCTGATGCAACCGCGTGAGGAAGTCTTTGAGCCTGAGATCGTGCGGTCATGCACCTGCGGCAACGGTATCGTCAAAGTCTCCCCTTACTACAGGATGATTCGTCCAGAAACGATAACTGTCTCCATCCACTACCGAAACGGTATCGAGCTTGAGGAAGTGCCCGTTGGAGAATACAGTTTCGACCCTTATGAGGAAACACTCTGGATAGACCTGTCTGAATACCTGACCAATTCCTGTGATTGTCGGGAGATTGTCAGAGTAGTTGTCAATTATGAGGCTGGATTTGAACGTCTGCCTGAATGCCTGCTTCCAGTGTTCTGCGAAATGCTCCAGTACATGAATGATATGAACCGGTGTAATTGCGAAAGCTGCCCATCCTGCGAGATGCGGGAAGACAGCGAAGAGCCTGACGAAAAGAATCAGAAAGACGTCTGGTTCTGGGTCAGGAAGAACCTGTATGAAGCCTGGTCAAGGCAGCTCGAAATGATAAGCCTGTGTCAGGCAAGGAGCAGATTGTGGGGTGAAGTGATTTGAAGATCCGATACACAGGAATAAAGGGAATCACGAAAAACACGGGATGCAGTGCCTGTGGCAAGAGATTCACGCACAAGATCGATGGAGTTCAATACACCAAGAAGATGATGCTTCCTTCTGGGAGACGCATGGTGTTCGTTCTCAACCACGTGTATGACGTGACGGATGAAGACGGAGAATTCCTGGTCAATTACACATATAACCATCGGGGCTTTGAGGAGCACCCCTTCGTTGACAATGGCTGACGAACTTTCAAAGATCCTGACAGCCATGTGTGAGGAAGAGTTCAAGGATACAGTCGATGAAGTCTTCACCACGATGAAAGAACTGTGCCCCGTGGACAAAGGCAATCTGAGAGACAGCATCACAGTCGAACACAAAGATCCTGAGACGGCCCTTATCGGTGTTGACGAAGACGCATTGGCAAGAAAGGGACGCAAGAGAAACTATGCCCCCTACGTTGTCAAAGGGACAAAACCTCACAGGATCCCAAAAACCGGGGAGAAAACAATGAAGATCCCCATTGAAACACTGAAAGAACCGGTTCGAAACCCGAGTCTTGTCAAGGATGGAAAACTAGTTGTCCGCCATGTCAATCATCCCGGAAATGAACCGAATGATTTTATCCAGAAGACGCTGGATAAGGTAAGCAGGAAGGATTAGAAATGGACGCAAAAAGAAAAAAAGAAGTAGATGCATTCGTCGCACGGAAGCTGGCAGCCCTGAACCGCAAGACTGGTGCTAAAGCTGAAAAAGCAATGACCCGTGTCGTCATGATTAACAAGGAGGCTAACTAATGGCTAACTGTAACCGCAACCGTGTTCGGGCTAAGACAATCAGTCAGAACAAAGTCGATAAGTACAAGACTGTCGATTTCAACATCGCATCTGACATTGATGCATGCGCGAAGGTAAACACCCGCCGGTATATCGAAACCGAAGCCGGAACGGTGGTTTACAAGGCCACTGACGTACCTGCTGACCTCATCAACGCCTGTGAGACAGTCGGATGCAAGAACACTGGCACTCTGTTCATGACTACCGTAGAGGCCACCAAAAAGGCAGCTGCGAAGTTCTCTTCTGTCGGTGACGCACTGGATTATGCAGCCGGTATCGTCTACATGTACGTAAAGGTACCGGCAGCTGGCAACTACACTGTGGAAGCAACTCTGTCTGACCTTCCGGATACGAAACAGAAAGACGCAGACGTTTATCGTCAGACCATCAAGGCAACGCGGGAAGGCTTCTATCCCGTGACCGTCGAACTGGCAAAAGCGCCTGATGAAACTGTTGGTAAGGGTTGGACCCCGACGACTTCTGGAACCGTCATCAAGGTATCTGTTGGAACGGAAGCAGAAGGAACCGCAATGATCGGCCTTTCTTCCATCGCTTTCTTCAATGACGTGGAAGACCTTATCAATAACGAAGTTGTGAAGATTTCCTGCCTGACCGGCGTTGACGGTGACGATACTCTGGACGCCACCGAGGAAGCATGCCAGGGCGCTGAATACGACAAAGATACAGCTGCCGTAGAACGGACTGTTACCGGTAAAAACTTCACCCCCAACTACATGAGCCTGCACCCGATGTATGTGAAGGCCGACACTACTGTTGGATTCGTTATGCGGACCGTACAGCTGACTGTGCAGGCCGAAGGCGAGTACGGCGTTGTTCATCTGGCCGATCACATGGTGGATGAATGCGGCCTGATTTACGCCTCCATGGAGGAAGGATGCAACATCTCTGATGCTCTGCTGTCCCGCCTGTCTGGACCGAACCTGGTGACTCTGGATGAACGCCAGTACCAGGCTATCAACACGAAGCTGAACCCGGATGCTGAGTTCGTTGGAACCAAGCTGTTCTTCAACAAGGAACTGGTTGGCCGTGATGTGATTGTCAGCTACCCGCAGGAAACTGACGCGAAAGTCTACTACCTGGCTGATGACGAAGTCAACGAACGCAAGGTTCAGATGACCTACCGCAAAGACTACTCCGACGGAACTGCAGAAACCTTCCTGTATCGCAACGTGTTCATAACATCTTTCCCGATGGGGCTGACAAGCGACGGGGAAGGGGAGAAATCCTTCACCATCTCCATCCGCCGGGACAAGAACGGACGATTCGTTGAGGTTTACAACCACAACGCTGCAGACGCAATTCTGTAACCAATAGAAAGGGAGAGCAATGATTACAAAAAGTGATTTCGATGATTTGGGAAAAGTGATTGAAAAGGCTAGGGAGGATACCACTCCCTATGCCGTTTATGACGGCAAGTCAGAACAGCTGTCTGTTTATGGAGACGCAAACAAGACTGAGAACAAGTCCGTTGATATGACCATCCTCTTCCGGTTCTCGAAGGAAGACTTCGAAAAACCTGATGACATTACCGACGTCAAGGAAATCGGCAAGTACGTGCAGTATGCCAGGACGTACACTGACGTGACCATCACGCCGCGAAAGAACACAGAGGTACTGGAACACCTGCTGTCTGTCCTGCCTTATTTCACGGAGCTTGAGGATGCAATGAGCGACTTCAAGGAAGCCATGGAAAAGGCTGAAACGAAAGAGCAGAAGGCCGAGGTCATAAGAGCCTACAACATCAAAGTCCTGCACGTGTATAACACGATGTCAGACGATGTGACTATTGCCCTGTACAACTTCGTTGCCACCCTTTGCGGTATCAGCGATGAGGAAGCGGCTCACATGGTTGCATCCACAGTCATGACGGCGGCAAGCACGATCATCACAGAGTTCCCGGAAGTCTTCAACGAAGCAGAAACACTTTTTGGATACTGATAGGAAAGGACGGTGAGGCCGCCGGGAAAGCAGAGGAAACCTACTTCGCAAGGACGAATCTGTACACCCACATGGCCCATTACGTCGCAAAGAAACTTCACTTACGCCCCAACTCCGTTCTGGATGATTGGGGCGTTCCTGAATTGATTGTGGCGTACGGCATTTATAAGGATGAGGAATCTGCAAAATACCACGCAGAAGTCAAAGCACACAACAAAGGGCTGAAAGGCTCAGACCGGATAAAGGTACCTCAGATGTACGCAGTAAAGTTCATGGGAACGGAGGAAGAAGATGTCAATCAAGACGCTGGCGATCGAAGTAAAGCTGGATAAATCTCAGGCAGAAAAAGACCTGCGTTCTCTTGAATCAGAGCTTCGCAAACTGGAAAGCCAAAAGACCAAACTGGGCGTAAGCACTGAATCCATTGAGCAAGCCAAAAAGAGGGTTTCCGAAATTGACAGCGAACTGAAGAGACTGTCTCAGAGGAAAGCAGAAATCCCTATCGACATGAGCTGGTACAGGGAGCTTGAGTCAAAGATACAGCGCATCAAGCAGGAATTGTTGGATTTCCGGGACGAAAAGATCATCATCAAAGGAAAACTGGATATTGAACGCGGAGAGCTTAAACAGGCAGAAAACGCACTCAAGAACCTGTATGACATCAAGGACCAGCTGGAAGCCCACAACAAGCCGATTTCAGACGATTTTAAGCGTGAAATCGAAGCAGCAGAAGGTTCGTTTGACGAGGTACTGAAATCCGTCAAGCAACTCGAATCCGAACTGAAAGACTGCAACAAATCCATTGAGTCCCTTACGGCCTATTCCAACAACTTGAAATTCGAAAAGGAAAAGGCAAAGCCGCTGGCTGATGAAGTCAAAAAGATTGAACAGACAGCAGAGAGGCTGAATAAGGAAAAAATCAAGCTGCAGGCCAAAATCGACGGAGAAGAAGAGGTCAAAAAGGAACTTGAGACCGTCAATAAGGCCATTGATAAAGTCAACGGCAAAAAGGCAGAAGCAGAAGTCCAGGTTAAAGACGCGAAGCAGGCAGAAGAAGCTGTTTGGTCCATTTCCCGGGCGATAGACCAGTTGAACGCCAAAGCCGTGACCATGAAGACGTTCAGCAACATCACCGGAAAAATCGGCGACGCGATGTTGCATCCTGTCAAGACCCTGGGCAATAACGGAAACAACTGGTTTGGCAAGCTGGCCTACACTGCCACCAAAGGTGTTGCCTACTCCGCTCTGTATCGTGGCACATCCGGCGTCATTAACGTCATCGACGAAGGTATGAGCCGTGGTGTGACCCGCTATGATACGAACATCGCAGGGAGACGCACACTGGCAAATATGGGCGTTGAAGCAAAGGCAGTGGATAAAGCTGTATCTCAGCTGGGCGAAGACCTGAAGGGCCTGCCAACGTCTCTGAACGAAGGCATGGAGGGCATGGTCAACCTGACTTCCGTTCTGGACAACAACGTCGATAAGGCCCGTCAGATGTACAACGCTGTCAACGATGGGATCCTTGCCGGCGGTGGTAGCGCAGAGAACACTTCCCGGGCTATCAGGCAGCTGTCTCAGTCTATGGGTAAAGGTGTCATTGATGCTGAAGCCTTCAACTCGCTGCTGGACAACAACATGGCACCTGCTCTGGTACAGGTTGCGAAGATGTTCAACATGAACAGCGCAGAGCTGAAATCTGCTGTCAGTGATGGAACCATTTCCGTTGACCAGTTCATCGACAAACTGATTGAGCTTGACCAAAAAGGTAACAGTGCGTTCAAGGACCTGCACACAATGGCGCTTGAAGCCAATGAGGGTATTGCCACAAACATCACCAATGCCAAAAACTCCGTTGCCAGGGGAATAGAATCCATCCTGACTGAAACCAATGCAGTCCTGTCTGACTCTGAATACAAGTCAGTGGGCCACATCATTTCCATGATGGGCGATTCATTCCAGCAGGGTTTGCAGGGCGTTGCAGGATTCATCAAGGACCACAAGATGGAAATCATCTCTTTCGTTGACACTGTCGCTGATAAGGCTGGGAAACTCTGGGATAAGCTGAAGCAATTTGATGTTCAGGCATTCTTTGAGGGCTTCTGGTCCCGTTCCGAGAACTTCCGGAAGATTTTTGGAGGAATGTTCACCGGCGGTAAAGGAATGCTTGGTGGCCTTGCTGACATGATGTTCGGTGACTCTCAGGAATCCAAAAAACTTGGTGAATTTGCCGGCTGGTGGGTGGAGACCGGAGCGATGTTCAAGGCTGCTTCCAGAGGGGCCAAATGGATTGGAAACTTCTATGACATGAAGCGGAGATACATTGACTCTCACAGCCGGGAAATCGCCGCTGGAAGTGGACTGCTTGGAAGTCTAAATCCGACGAAGTTCCTGAAAACCGGTGTTGGGAAAATCAAAGGGATGCTGAACATCGGCTCTGGCATGTCAAAAGTCGCATCTCAGACCGAAGAACTGTCCAAAGTCAGCGAAAAGGTTTCTACTCCGTTCAAGTTCAACGCAGAGAAATTCAAGTCGAACATTGCGAACCTTGCCATCATCGCAGGCGGAGCAGTGGAAATCATGCTGTATGCCGAAGCGATCAAACAGGCATATGAAAAGATTCCCACAGACTACAACGGACTGGCTGAGAAAATGATGGCACTTGGTGAAGTGGCTGCTGTTATGACGGGTTTCAATTATGCAACGGGCGAACTGCTGTCTCTGGATCCGGACGGAAAACTGAAGTCCGCGATTGGTGCTGTGGCAAACTTCGTGGGTTCCGTTGAAATCATGGCTCTGTCTGAAGCGATCAAGCAGTTTGATGAGAAAGTACCTACATTCGATGAAGGACAAATCATGGGAAAACTGCAGACCATGGGAGCGCTCGTTTCTGCAATGTTCCTGTCAAATGCACTTCAGGGATTTGCTTTTGGAACGAACCCGTTCACTGCGATTCTTGGAGCGGTTGGAGCAGTCGCAAACTTCCTCACAGCTGGGGAAATAGCGGCTCTGTCATCAGCAATCAAAGACTTTGATGAAATGGTTCCATCAAGCCCAGGTGAGCTGCTGGACAAATTGGAAACCATGAAGCAGATCGTCACTGCTGTTGCAGACGATAACTTTGCTGCAGGACTGGATAAGTTGAAAGGAACTTCCGGAAACATCAACCTGTCCTCTGTCAAGACACTGTTCTATGACCTGAAAGAGATTGGCAATTACGCCGGACAGCTCACTGGTGTTGAGTTCCCGGTGGATTTCGGTGCGACTATGACGCGCATGAAAACGGCAATCTCCTACCTTGGAGATGAGGAACTTGCGGAATCTCTTGCAAACTTTGCAGTAGACCCGACAACCACAGACAGGGCAACCAAAGCTCTGACATGTGTCCAGAACATTGCGAAACTCATTGACCCCATCAAGCAGCTGTCTGCAAGCATGACAGGAGAAATCAACCTGGAAAACATTCAGGCAAACGTACCTGCCATTGCAACAGCGCTTTCCACGATTGCCTCAAGGCACTTCCCCGAGTTCGGCGATTCCTTTGACGAAAGCGGTGCTGTCAAAGCACAATCCGCTATCGCGGCTCTGCTGCAGGTTCTTCCAAAAATGAAGGAATTGGATTCTGCGATCACAGAACAAAAACTGGACGCCGAAAGCTACTCTGGGACCTTTGAAGCGATGGCGGGAATACTGAACGGAGTGAATGACAGCGGTCTGGCAACTGCGCTCAGCAATTTCGTCACAGATGCAGTCGTTGATGACGTGAACAAAGCCGTTGCGACAATGTCAGGAATCGTTGATGGATTCAAGACACTGAACGGCAAAGACTTCGATGCAGACCAGCTGACAGGCCTGTTTGGGAAAATCAGAAAAGTGATTCATGCAACCAACGACTTCACTCAGACTGATGACAAAGGAAACACAAAATCTGTCATGAACTCTGACCTTAACCATCAGGCACAGGGATTCGCAAAATACGCCGAAGACTTCAAGAAAACGGCTGCCGTATTTGCCGACATTTCTGCCAGTATTGATTCTCTGGTTGCTGTGCAGGGAAAAGCCGAACAGTTCGACCCTGGTGTAATCACCCCAGTCATCAAAGGATTGGCTGGAATCTTTGGAGAAAAAGGCGGTGAAATCGACTTTGGTGATTTGAAATCGCAGTCTGAAGCATACAACGAGGCAAAACAGGAGTTCAGACCTGCCGTAGAAAGCATGAACAAGCTGACAGATGTTCTGATCGTGCTTGGCGGCAAGAAACTGGACACAACGAGCCTGGAAAATCTTGTAACAGATACCCAAACGTTCCTGAACAACCTGTCATCCTTGAACAGTGAAGGAGCAAAGACGCAGGTTGAGCAAATCGAACAGCTTGTGACAGACTTCCAGACCTTCATCACTGAACTGCATGGGATGAATCCGCAGTTCAACGAGACAGGAGCCGCATGGGCCAACGAGCTTATTGCAGGATTTGAAAGCAAGAAAATCGAGGACAGTCTGAAAAAGATGGCTTCGGCAGCACAGAAAATCCTTGCAGATATGGGCGGTTGGGACGCAGTTGGTCAGAACTGGGCAGGAAAGATTCTGAACGGATTCAAAACAAAGATGAATGACAAGGCAACCGGAATTGGAACGATTGTCAATTCGCTTAAACTGACGATCCGGGGCGATGCTGGATGGACAGATGTTGGAACGGCAATCGGAACCAAAATTGCAGCGGGAATCAAGCAGAAGATTCAGGAAGCTGTAAGTTCTTCCAATTACTCAGGGAGTACGCCGAATCTTCCGTCCAACCTCACTCCAACATCTGGAAGAGGAACTGCTACTGCAGGAGATTATTCAACGACAGGACGCAACCCGCTCCGACGGGCTTCTGGTGGTGCTGTAGGGACTGACACTGTCCCGGCAATGCTGACTCCCGGAGAGTTCATCGTGAGCCGTGGTGCGGCGCAGAGGGCCGGTTCAAGGCTTCTGAACACTATCAATAACCGCGACCTTGTTGGTGCTTACAGGCAACTGCAGTACAAGTACAGCGGATTCCAGAACGCTCAGACAATCAGTCACGTGACGACCAACGTCACCAACCACAACGAACAGACAAAGACCATCAACATCAAGGGTGACCTTAATGACAGGGGTCTGGAACTGAAAGCAGGGAGGTTCATGAGAGCACTGTGACATGCAAAGAACTGAACCCCATGCGGCGGTACCTTCAATTCAACGATTTGGTGTTTGACTCAACGGACATGTTCTCTCCGGAAGGAGAAAAGACAGCCACGAAGGTCAGCACTCATTCTTACAGCTATGGGAACGGAAGCTATGCATTCTTCCGTTCTCCGCAGTTGTTCGTTGAAGAAAAATCGCTGTCAGGGACGCTGAACATTTCTTTGAACCGCTTTGAGCGGTCAGACAGGAAATTCGTCAAGGATTTCATCAAATTGAACATCATCAAACCTGGAAGACTGTGGGCAATCGAAGGCGACAGGATCCTGTGGGCTTTCGCTTACGTTACTGACTACTCAGAATCCTATGAGAAATACCGGGGAATGCTGTCTGTAGACGTTGACATGAAACTGTATGAAGGCGTTTGGCACATTGCCAACAAGAAGCGGACATTTGCCATTCCTTACAGTTCCTGCAATGCCCTGGATTGTTACGGATTCACCGACGTGGATGACTGCATGGACTGCTGCGACGCATGTTCGACCATCAGCGCAAACCAATGCTGTTCATGCGATTGCGATGACCTGTCGGAAGAAACATCTCTTTGCACTGAAGTCCCCGAAGACTGGCAGGAATGTGGACGTAGCTACAAGTTGATTTATGACTGTGCAGCAGGAGAACGAGTCTACGGAAGAAAGAACTGGGGATCAAAAGTCTGCAAGACGGAACCCTGTTATTCGACAATCGCAGGAAGATTCTATTCCCGGACAGTCCTTGATACAGAGGCTGTGACAGTCATTCTGGACGGAATATTCCAGGACCCCATCATCCGCATCAACGACAGGGAAATGACCGTTCTGGGCGATTATGAAGGACTTCTGAAGGTAACTGAGAGCGGAGAAATCTACTTCGCAGAATCCGAATGTTGCGAATGGGAACAAATCGACATGAGCAACCTTCAGGCAGACGAACTGGGCTGGAAAGTCCATAACGGAGCGAACCAGATTCTGGTCAGTGGGGTCTGCTGCGAAATGGCCTGCGCTTACGTCGACGTTGATGAAATCACATTCTAGGAGGAACCATGGGAGCAATTCCTACAAACACAAATAATGAAAAAACGGAGCGGACCCTGTGTTCGTCCTGCAATGACCTGAAGCAGAATTCAGCCATTTTCACCCGCAGAGGCGTGACTGAAGAAGTCTGCGAATCCCTGGGGAAAGACACCGGGTTCAATCCTGAGTCTGACAACGATACATGTACAGTCCTGAAGCTGGCAAACGACTGCCTGATTCGGGGGAAGATTGAAGAACTTCCCCTGTATGACAACTGCGACTGGAAATGCTTCATGGAAGAGTACCTGAAGAATCAATACACCATGAATGAAGCGATGATTTGCGCTATCTGCGGACTTCAGGAGCAGATTTACGGGATGTATTCCATGTTCTGGGAAGTCAACACCAGGTTCAACGTGGCTCAGGCAACGCAGGGAATGAAGATGGAAATCGACCGTCAGGGAAACTGGCACTATCACCACGATGACTGGGACCAGGGGAATGGTGTTGGCGAACGGTACGGGTATGGAGATATGTTCGGAACCATCGACTTCTGCATGGGCAACGCTGATAACGCAGCAGCCATGTGGAAAATCAATTCTGTGACTGTCAGCAGGTACAAGTACACATTCATCAGAAGTCACACAGGCCAGACTCCTCCAGTCGTTACTCTGAGGATCCCCGACAAAGGAAATTCGGTGATTTATCAGAAGACTCTGGACAAATCTTTTGAGGACCAAATCAACAAAACCATCAGTTACACGAAGGGTGGAACCATTGAATCTGGAAAGGATTCAGGATGGATAACGTTTGCTCACGTCTTCACGGACTGGACCCAGGACGATGAAGGAACTTTCCAGATCAAGTTCGTCAACGGTGCCAAAACGGCAATGAAATCGTGTTAGGAGGCAAAGATGCTGAACGGATACAAAGAACCATGTGTGGCCTGTGAAGAGCTGGACAAAACGAGTCCCGACTTCACCGAAAATGGCGTTTCTGCTCAAATCAGCCAGAATTTTCACGATAACGTCGGATTCAACCGCAACGATGGGACCAACAACTGTAATGACTTCCACAATGCGAATGATTGTCTGATTGGAGGTTTGCTGGATGTTCTGGATAGGTACAACACCTGTGAGCTTCCAGAGCTTGTGCGGCAGCTCATCACGAACGTTATGGCGATCAATGACCTGCTGATTTCTTCTGACTGTGGTCAGTGGGACCAAATCAATAAACTGTGGGCCGAAATAAACAAACTGTGGGCCGAAATCCAGAAGATTTGGGATGCGATTCATGCGCTTCAGGCAGCTGTCGAGGCAAACAACGGTTCTGTTGCCGGGGCGCTGGCTGCAGTAAGGAAAATCCTGCAGAACCTGAAAGACTCTGGTGCGTGGAGTTCTGGATCAAACATCTTCGAAGGAAACTTCGTGGCTGGAAGAAACATTGCTTCCGGAAACATCAACGTGTTTGGCGGGACTCAGGATGGCGGCAGCTTCATCCGGACGAACAACGGAAAGACAGAGAACGACCTCACAGGAGGAATCTGATGGCTTGGTTTGACTTCTGGGGAGCCTACAACAACGCCGGACCGTACGCAAACGTGGCCCTGGGCGGAGGACCCGGGGCAACAGGCCCGTTTGGGGTGAACCTCCAACCTGCACACAATGAAGGCAGAGGGCGGGGCATACAGTTCACTGACGATGGCAATTACGGAGTAACGTTCCAGCTTGACCTTATCGGCTATGCGGTGACAGATGATGGCCGCTTTGCCGGAAACGGCGTTTACGTTGATTTTGGCGGCCGTTACAAATACCGCCTTGTCATCCATGTATCCAACAACAATCAGGCGTCATGGCGGGAGATTTACTCCGGGTTTATTTTCTCCCATCCATCGAACTGGACTCTCTGCTACAACGTTGATTGGCAGAGAACAGCTGACGCTTCTAAATGGACAGGGAAATTCCAGCTACCCAGGGACACCACACATGTTCGGATCGAACTGATGGGTGAAGACGCAACGCTTCCTCACCACAACATTTTCTCGATCCAACAAATCATCCCTGATTTCAAGCCGTGGGCTGTTAGACGTAGTGGAAGATGGAAGTCTCTGAACAACGCCCCGAAAGGACGATTCCTCATCAGAAAAGGCGGAACGTGGCAGGATAAATCAGCCCAGTCTGTCGGAGATGTTGGCAAAGAGAATCAGGGAAAGAACCGCATCAGAAAAGGCGGGAAGTGGGTTGGTCAGGCGCAGGTAGGTGAATGAAATGTGGTTTGAGATCCTTGAAAACGGTCAGCCGGTAAAACGGTTCAAGCACATCCTGTCTGAGCTGTCTTATGGATACGGCATGATGGATGTTCCAGAGACGGAAATCACTTTTCCGATTGACTACCTCCAATGGCTGGGAAACCGAAAGCAGGTCCGCATACACCTCGGGAAACGGCGTTTTCTGGGATTTGTAGACGGGATAGACACTGATACGACCGAAGGCACCATCAAGGTCAAAATAGCTCACATTGCCCGCGAATGGCGGTTCAGGCAGGTCCCGACAAACCACGCGGTCAAGAAGCTGACCATGGACCGCGTTTATGAAGATGGCAAAATGTGCTATTCATCTGCATGGACTCTGGGCTTTGACGAAGCAGCCAAAAAGCAGGTAATCGACTACGTATATTCCAGGCAGAACAAGCTGGATGCACTGACAAAGACCTGTGAGCTTACTCAGGACATTTGGTGGCGAATTGGAGCCAACGATGACCGGAAGTTGGAAATCGGAAAATTCGGAGAACGGAAACCTTACACGATTTCCTTGCGTCCTGAAACTGACAGGAACATGAGGATCATCGAGGAACCGACCATCAACGAAGATTATTCAAACGTCATCAACATGGCGACGGTTTACGGCATGAAGTCTGATTCCGGTGCTTCCTCAATGAGCCTTCGTGAGGTTTATGACGACAAAAAACTCCAGAACCCGAATTTCCCTGTGGTCATCATTTCGTCTGAAATCAACAACGAGCGGGAATACGGATATGAGCAGTTCAAAGCCCTGGCTCCGAACAACGAACTTGAATACTCCGTCATTGACACCGAATCAGTGGCAAATGAATCCGGGCTGTTCATCGAAGAAACGTTCTCTTTTGAAGATATGAGTCCTTTTTCGCTGAAGGAGGAGGATCAATACAAATCCTCAGGAAGCCTTGGAGATGCAGGGAAGTGGGCCATCCCACAGAACCAGCGGTATCTAACACAGGCAGAGAAGGAGCAAAACATGAAAGCATTCGCGGGAGCGATGCTTGCATTGGGGGCGACGCTGCAGTGTATCGCTGCTATCGGGGCACACATCGAGCGAGAAAGCGGATGGAATCCGAATCTGTTCCAGGGTCTTAACGTCAACGCAAATCCCATCAATCAGGAAGGCTTTGGTCTTGTGCAGTGGACGCCTTATACCAATATCACAAATTGGATGGCTGCCAAAGGCTACACCGATTACCGGACTTACGGCAATGCACAGGTTGAAAAGCTGCATGAAGAAATGCAGACCGGGCAGCAGTGGATAGACGTTGGTTATGGTATGTCATTTTCTCAGTTCTGGACATCCAAAGCTGACCCGTCCTATCTGGCAATCGTCTTTGAAAGAAACTACGAACGAGGCTTGTATGACCATGCAGCAACCACTGGACCAAAGGCCATTGAAGTCTACAACTGGCTCAAGGAACACGAATCAGAACTTGGCAAGCCCGGAAATGCCGGGACCTATGATGATGAGCACAAGGAGAAAATCGTCAAGCTGTCGAAGCGATATTCACGCACCAATGGCATTTGGGACCCTCAACATTTCATTGATGTATACAATGGAAAATCTGTTGACCAAGACGGCGTTGCCGGGTACCAGTGCGTAGATACCTTCAAACTGGCACTGGCTATCCTTGGTGACCCTGATGCAAACAGGGCGCTGGGCGGTGACGGATATGCTCATCAGATTTGGTATCAGTTCGATTCTTTGGGTTACGGAGCATACTTCGAAAAGGTTTCTTCACCGCAGCTGGGAGATTTCGCTATTTTCGCTGCTTCAGGTGAAACCCCTGCTTCGCACGTTGCCATGTACGTTTCTGATGCAGGAGGAGGAAGGGCAAACTTCTTTGGTCAGAACCAGGGAGCGTCTTACCACAATACCGTTGACCTTCCGACCAGCAACGTTCTGGGTTATCTTCGGGTAAAGCCTGAATTTTGGGAAAACGGCGGCGGGAACACCGGAGACGAACAAGATTACACCCCAGCAGAAGGCGGAAACGGCACTGCAGCCATTTCTGATGAAGACAGACTTCTTGCTGCCAAAACTGTTTATGAGGCTACCATCAAAAAGCTAATCAACGCACGCAGGACTTTCGAAGTCCATGTGAAAGTCGGAAACATTCCTGATGACTTGAATGTTGGTGACATGGTGCAGCTGGGATACAACCTTGACGTGATGAAGCTGGAAAACTGTTCGAAACATCAGAAGAAAGTCCTGACGATGGACCGCTGGTGGTATGTGACAGCAATGCAGTGCACTGTGGATCCTGACGGGACTACCACATGGGAACTGACTCTTGATAAGTATCTAAGGCTCGAAAGGGAGGTACAGAAGCAGGAATGAACGTTGGTACGGCACTGAACATCATCTCCCGCAATGTCCTTGATACCAGGGACAGACAGAAAACAGTGAACGTGCAACGGCGCAACGCTGTCGTCGACCAGTACGGTTACGAATTCCACAGGCAGGGAGATAGGGACAATCCTGCTGAAATCGGCATTTCCATTTCTCAGGACCTTATCTACTTCGAACGCTTCGAGTGGAAGCTCATCCTTTCTCCGTTCAAGTACCACGATGGCAAGAAGCTGAACACCATCCCATCCAACACAAGAAACATGAAGGTCATGCTGGAAGGGGTTGACTTGACTCCTTATTTCAAAGCGCAGTTTGGTGGCTCTTGGATTGGCGGGTCCGGCGTATATCCCAACGACCAAACGGGGACCTATGACGTTCTTCGAGCCATTTCTCTCATGGATGAAAAGGACAGACAGAAGATCATTTCCCCTGGTTACAAAAAAGTGACCATCACTGCTGACGGTCCTTTTGATGTAACGCTGGTCAACTATCTCAAATATAGCCACGTCAACCGCTGACGTTAATATGCACGTATAATGCGCTATAATAAAGATAGATGGATAGGCTTGAAAAACTGGAAAGGCACCTGCAGGAAAACCCTAAAGACTGGCAATCTTCGGTTGCCTTCATGATCCTGCGAAGTAAGGCCATTTCCAACGACATTAAGAAAAGACGAAACATGGAGCGTAAGAAAGTCGCTCTATATAGGAGGACCCATGGAGAATAAGCACGCTTCCAACGGAATCGCAGAAGACCTGATCCGGTCCTTCGTGCAAATGGCATCAGCAGAGCTGCACTGTAAGACCGCAATCGAAAAAGCCGTATCTGAAATCGAGAACGGCGCAGATATCGAAAGCAACATGCAGGCCGTTGAGTCCCTGACAACAGACCTCGAAGGCTATGCAGAAATTCGCAGAGAACTGATGCTGTACCTTTACCGACTGTACGGAGAAAAGGGAAACAAAGACATGTGGTGCACGGTCAAGCATCTGGGCATGGCGATGTACACCGCATTTGAAGCCTATCAGGCAAGTGATAACGACGAAGAACTTCGGGACTTCGCACTGCGGGCCAACCGTATGTTTATGAAGGCCGTGACAGAATTCCTGGGAGTTGAAGTCACGGAATGTGCAGCCTGCTTCACTGACATTTTGAAGGCTGGTGTTGTTGATGAGACCTAGCATCTGCAGGACGAAGCAGAGAGTGTACATCCCTGCCGATGAGATTGCCTGCAAAGATAGGGAAATCTTCATTGAGCGGGTTGACTCGATTGAAAATGTGACCCCCAAAGCTGGACATGCTTACTTTGATGCTGATGGGGTCCTGTGGGGGTACCTGAATCACGATTTCGTACCGCTCAATAGGCATCCCGTTAAATGGGGAGAGCTGCAGGGAACGTTGACTGATCAGCTGGACCTGAAGCTGCAGCTGGAAAAGTACATCCAAAATGTGGTGTATAACGGCAAGACCCTGAAAGGCGAATCCGTAAAAATTGATGCACTCACAGGGGTCAAGGTCAACGGTGAAGAGCTGACGCAGACCGACCATAAGGTGAACATCGACCTGACTTCATACGCTAAGTCCGCAAGTATCCCGCAAGACGTTGGGGAGCTGAATAACGATGTCGGATATATAACGAATGCTGAACTGGCCGAAGCCCTAAAGGATAAGGCAGACAAAATCGAAGCGGACATCCAGTATTGCACTGACGAAGACATTGACAGAATTTTCGAGGAATGACATGGCAGAAAAAGTAATTTCACTAGATAGACTTACACGATTCAAAACAAAAAACGATGCCCGATACGCGTACAAGTCTCACACTCACGGGAATGGCGACATCACAGGCATTGATGCATCGAAAATCACGTCCGGCACCATCTCCATTGACCGGCTGCCTGCTGGCGCTTTGGAACGTCTGGTGACGGTTGCCGACGACACATCACGATTCAAACTGACAACTGCGAATGTACAGCTCGGTGATACCGTACAGGTAACGTCAACCGGCAAGATGTACTTCGTTGTCGACGAAGCGAAGCTGAATGCAGAAGCCGGATATAAGGAATATACCGCAGGGACTGCCACAAGCGTTCCATGGTCCGGAGTTACCGGAAAGCCTGCACGGGCTGGGGCAGCCACAGACGGAGGCTCAGCGAACTCCGCTGTCAAGCTGGATACTGCGACAGCAGGAAGCGCTACGCAGCCCGTCTATTTCACAGGCGGTAAGCCCGCAGCTTGTACCTACACGCTGGGTAAATCCGTTCCGTCTGATGCCAAATTCACGGACACGACATACAGCGACATGAGGGCTGCGTCAGCATCAGCAGCAGGAACGCATGGACTGGTTCCGGCCCCTGCAGCAGGAAAGCAAGGACAGTTCCTCCGTGGAGACGGAACGTGGGCCACTCCGGCAAATACGACTTACAACGTGGCAACGCAGTCGGCAAATGGTCTGATGAGCGCTGCTGACAAAACGAAACTGGACAATCTGACGTGGGCCACGGACGCAGAAATTGATGCGCTGTTCTAGGAAGGAGACAGACTATGGCTGAAAAGGCTGTTTCTCTTGACAGACTAAAACGATTTAAGAGCAAGTGCGATTCCAGATATGCACTCATCAATCATGGAACCCACGTTCCGGACTACTGCACTACTATCACCGACTGGAACAGTGCAACAAAGAACGGATGGTTCATGGCGAGCGGAGCGAAAAACTCCCCAACAGAAAACGCTTGGTATTTCGGTAGGGTTGTTGCGCACAATGCAAAGTATCTGATTCAGGAAGTTTGGCAGTTTACGGCTAGTTCTGATGCGAAGGCGGTACCGCATTACATCAGGGCACAAAACAACGGAACCTGGGGTGCGTGGACGAACGTCACTGTTGCAAAAGCTGTTCCGGCAAACGCTGTTTTCACAGACACCAACACCACTTACGGCCTTGCTTCGACTAGTGCAAACGGTTTGCTCAAACAACTTAATAACAGTGCTACTCACTACATGGATGGTACAGGAAGCTGGCACAGCCTGACAGCGGCAATTCTGTCTATCGCCTATCCGGTAGGTTCTGTTCGTATTTCTTACAACAGTACAAACCCCGGGACTTACCTCGGTGGCACCTGGGTTCAGTTCTCTCAAGGGCGTGTTCCTATCGGTCAGGGTACCGGAAACGATGGTTCCACAAGTATGACTTTTGGAGCAAATTCAACCGGAGGCGAATATAAGCACAAACTGGTTGAAGACGAACTTGCAAAGCATTCTCACATCCAAAACTATGCATTCACGGCAAGTGGCGGATCTGGAACCAACACAACCATTCCCGGGCATCCTGACACGAATAAGGCTGGTCAATACGGGCTTGCAAAAATTGTTGGTGGTGGTAACGATGTTCCCCACAACAACATTCAGCCGTGGCAATCTGTGTACTTCTGGCGGCGGACTGCATAGGTATGACTTTTGCGGCTCAAGCCACTGGTGGACAGTACATTCATAACCACGGTTATCAGTTGAAATATAACGAATACTTTGGAACCGCAAATAAGATTCAACTTTGGTACGCAAAACGGAAAGAAAGCGAGAGCTACTGGTACATTCCCGGAAAAATTGGTACAACTCCGAATTCACCCCACACTTCTACAAATAGTTCTGGCGTTGATACGGTTGATACTTATCGTGCTTTTGGTGCTACTGACTTCAACATGAACACAGACCTCTTACCTTATCAGACAGTTTATTACTGGCGCAGAACTGCTTAGGCAGTACGTCTCCAAAAGTAAACGACTTGATATGGCTGCACATTATTATGGGCAGCCCCGCTTCCAGTGCTAGTAGTATTGGTGCCGTACTCGGCTGCCGGCTGATAAGTTATAGGCTTGTTGGCAGCAAATGGATTACTTGACTGCGTATGGTCACCTCCAGTGTGAGGAAGCTTGTGATTGTGTGCCGGCATCTCCGCAACGCTTAGCGTGTGTTTATATTCACCGCCAGTGGTACTGGCTCCAAAAGTCATACATCTGCGTAATAAGCAGCCAGCAGCTCAACACACTTACGCTTCAACTCCATCTGGGGGTGGACGTACAACTGCATCGTGATGCTGACGTTGGCGTGGCCCAAAATCAGGGAAAGTGACTTGTAATCACATCCGCATTCGATTGAGCGTGTCGCAAAAGTGTGCCGTAAGCAGTGGAATTTAAGGTATGGAATATCAAGTTCTTTCAAAACCCGCTTGTAGAATCGCCTGTATTTGTCTGGCTCTTTGGGCTTCGGCAATCCGGTCAAAATATAGGCTTCTGGTGATCCTGCTAGAAACCCAACGTATTCCATTATCCAGTGGTTCAGGGGAATGGTACGAAGGCTGGAACGGCTTTTGGGAGAACGGATTATCAACTTACTTCCTTCCCCTTTGACCCAAACCCGGGAAACAGTCCTGCGAATGGTCAGGGTTCTTCCGGCAAGGTCAAAGTCCTGCCACTGCAACCCGCACAATTCACCGATTCTGATTCCGGTGTGGATGGTCAGCAGAATGCCAAAGTTCATCGGATTTAGCTCGTTGGTTATGAGGTGATTCATCATTTTGATCTGACTTTCTCGTTCAAAAATTTGAATCTCTTTTGGCGGAGTGTAAGGCAGTTTGATGTCAATTGAATGGGGAAGCGTGGTTTTGATAAGTATTAAAATACCCTTCACATATGATGGCGAAAGCGAATCCAAAAGACGGAGGACATATTCTTGAATAAATTGACTATTCAAATCATCGACTACGGATTCGCCTAAATCGGGGAGTAGATGTGAATGGATGATGTTTGCGTAATTAGCAAACGTTGAAATCTTCTGAAATCGCCGTTGGTCTTCGAGCCAGGGTGTTAGTAGCTCTTTATACAACATAAAAAAACCTCCATAAGGAGAGAATAGGAGAAATCATGAAAGCATACGTAACCATTGGCGCAACCGCCAACGATGTTCTCAACATTGCAATGAGCCTTACGGCGGAAACACAGGTTGAGGTGGAAGTTGAAGGTCCTCTGGATTTTTCTAAAAAGGAAGGATATTACCTGACAAATGATGAAGCAGGCAACCTGATCCTCGAATTCAGCGAAGAAAAGTACAACAACCATGTTCAGGCTGTAGAACGGCAGGCAAAGGTGGCAGCAGCTCAGGCTTATCTTTCGTTTTTGCAGACTAACGCAATCCTGAAAAACGTGGACGACGAAGATGCCATGATTCTGGCTCCCCTGTATCCTGAATTCAAGGTTGGGGTCCTGCTGACCAATGGTGAGCGGGTCCAGTACGACAACAAGCTGTACAAGGTAATTGCGAAAGAGCCTTTTGTCACCACCGCAGAATGGACGCCAGACGGAGCCACAAGCCTGTTCGTCGAAATCAATCCCGGCGAATGGCCTGAATATAAACAGCCCATTGGTGGCAACCCCTACATGGAGGGCGACAAAATCACCTACAACGGCAAGATGTACATCTGCAAGGAAGACAACACTGTTTGGTCTCCGGACGAAACGCCGGAACGCTGGGAAGAACAGCTGACTGTAGAAACCATCTAAAGGAGGAATTTGATGATGAACGTGAACTGGAAAATCCGCTTTCAGAACAAGGCATTCTGGATTGCTCTGATTCCCGCCGTGGCTCTGGTTATGGTTGCGGTTGCTGATGTATTCGGCATCAGTTTCGATCCGACGGCAGAAGTCGGCAAGCTGACAGCCGTTGTGGAAGCTGTGTTTGCCCTGCTGGCGGTTCTGGGCATCGTTGTCGATCCTACAACCAAAGGTGTGGGAGACAGTGACCGGGCACTGGAGAAAACGGAGCTGGACTAGTGGACTTCACGAATGTTGCAGTCGCTGTCATTACCGGCCTTTTCGCCGCCCTAGGGTCAATCATTTCCGCCCGCGTTCTCAACTCGAAAAACCAGGCATTGTTGAATTATCGTCTGGACAAACTGGAAGAGAAAGTAGACGTGCACAACCACGTCATCCAGCGGGTGGCAATTCTGGAAGACAGAATCAAACTTTTCCATGAAAACGATAAGATTTGACGTAACAGAAAGACACACACTAACAAGAGTCGGGAAGGTCAACGATCATAACCGGATGGCAGTTGAGTTTGTGGGATTTGACCTTGAACCTGAGCAGCAGCTTTACGTCGTCACAAAGCAGCGAAACCGGGAAAAGGTCATCCCCATGGCTGACAACGTCTGGATCATCGGCAAGCCTCTGACGCTGCACCCCGGGGATTTCAAGCTGATGCTGAGAGTCCGTGGAGGCAGTCAGGAATGGGACACTACGTGGTTCACCTTCCGCATCGATCCGCTGGACCATTCCCATTCCTGTGGGTGCCACGAACCGCCCTGCGAAGGTGACCCCAACATCATGCGCTGGGTGGAAGACATCAGATACAGGCTGGAGGAAATCGAAGGTCAGTATGTTACGGAGGAAAAAATCAGGGAAATCCTTGAGGAAATCTCCGTGCGGCCTGATATTCAGCCCGGCTCTATCACCCTTGAAATGCTCTCACAAGAAGTTCTTGACGCAATAAACAAGAACATTTCCTACAACGAACTTTCTGATAAACCAGAAATCAATAACGTGATTCTGGTTGGAAACAAAACTAGTGCTGAGATTGGGATCCGGATGCCGGAGTTCGCCAGCCTCAGTGACATTGACTCGATCTTTATTTAAGGAGTAAAAATGCCTGAAACAGTAACCGTTACACAGAACGAACGTGCCATTAACCTTCAAGACCTGAAATATTACGATACCAAACGTAAAGTGGCGATCACCGAAGAAATCACCAATGCCACCAAAGACAAAGTGGACAAAATCCCTGGAAAGGGCCTGTCCACAAACGACCTGACAGATGAACTGCTGGCAAAACTTAACGCTGCTGGTGTCTCTGATTTCTCTGGCAGCTACAACGACCTGACAGACAAACCGGTTGAAGCCACCACTTCCAAATCCGGCTTCATGAGTGCTGACGATAAGCAGAAGCTGGAAGGCATCGCAGAAGGCGCCAACAACTACGTCCACCCCACGCACGATGCAGTTGCTTCTGGCCTGCACAAAATCACCGTTGATGATCTTGGACACGTAACCAGCGCAATCAAGGTCACAAAGGCTGACATCACGGCTCTGGGAATCCCAGAGCAGGATACTACCTATACACCGGCAACACAGACCAAAGACGGCCTGCTGTCCGCAGAAGATAAAGCGAAGCTGGACAACGTTGCTGCTGGTGCACAGGTCAACAAGATTGAGACTGTCAAGGTCAATGGCGTGGCGCAGCCCATCACGGAAAAAGCGGTTGATCTGACCGTTCCCACAAAAACATCTCAGCTGACCAACGATGCCGGATTCCAGGATGCGGACGAAGTCGAAGCAGCCATCACCGGCAAGGGATACCAGACAGCTGCACAGGTTGAAACAGCAATCACCGCCAAAGGCTATCAGACAGCCGCTCAGGTGACTTCCACCGTAAACAGCGCCATTGCCAACACAAAGCATTTCACTACCGCGTTTGTTGATACACTGCCTGAAACCGGCGATGATAAGACGATGTATTTTGTTCCGAAAGCCAATGCACAGGACAAAAACGCTAAAGACGAATACATGTGGAACGCGGAAGATGAGGTGTTTGAAAAAGTCGGTGATACTGAAGTGGACCTGACAGGCTACATGAAGAAAACCGACATCGAATTTGCCACATTCTCTGACATCGACACGATCTTCGCCGAATAGCAAAAACGGGGAGCCATTCGGTTCCCCTCGTTTTATGGAGAAATAAATGCAAGTAATCAACATCGACGTGGCGGGCCGTCAGACATTCTTCTGTGTCGGCAGGCAGTATGAAAAAAGCGCAACAGTCCTTTATTTCCGTGGACTGCAACTGTCGTCCGGTGCGCAGGTATATCTGTCTGTCGGAGGTCAGAAATACTCTCTGGCAGCCAATTCCTTTGTCGTAAACGAACACCTTACCCACCGATCCGGCGACTACAAAGCAAAGCTCATCGTCAAAGACGGAGACAGTGAGACCATTGTCCGTATCTTCACTTTCCGGGTGGACGCAACACCCCCAAAGACCCGTGAAATCGACGGGGAGAATCTGGATGTACTCACGGAGGAAGAGTGCCAGAGAGTCGTTGCAGAATACGTCAATGACAATCAGCAGCTGCTGAAAGGCGATCCTGGGGCACCCGGAGGAAAAGGTGATCCCGGAAAAGACGGGAAGGATGCGGTACTCAACTACTCCGAAAAGGACCTGCACCACCTGAACATCCCTGTGACTCTCTCAGACAAAACAACACTGACGATCCTCGGCATCCATCAGCAGAAATCCGGACACCTTGTTTCCTTGACTGTGAATGCCCTGGTGAACTCCGAAGACGGAGAGGAAGACTTCACATCATTCCACTATTCTGCGAATCTGAGCGAATACATCAAGTTCCTGCCGCAGGAGATCATCCCCCTGACTGGCTGGGGTTGGAATGACGCAGCTCATCAGGATTATCTGGACATTACCGGTCTGGATACAGCAGCGATCAGTCCTGACGGCACGCTGAAAGGCAACATGACTAGTGGGACTGTTTATCTGCAGTTCACGGGAATGTACCTCGTTGCCGATTCTGGGAAGCTAGAATAACGAACAAAGCCCAGGGGCGGGGCTACTCAAATCGGGTGCGAGGGAGAAACCAATTGGCAAACTCTACACTGGCTACTTATCGCAAATTGACAGCCAACCACTCCGGTAAGCGGATCAAAAAGATCACGAAGATCACGCCTCATGAAATGGCTGCCGTTTGGACTGGAAAGCGCTGCGCAGATTATTTCTACGACTGTGGTCTGAATGGCAGACAGGCGTCCAGCAACTACTGTGTTGGAAACGGCGGCGACATTGCCGTTTCTGTGGATGAAGACAACCGCGCATGGACTAGTTCCAGCTACGACAACGATCAGGCTGCAGTAACTATTGAGGTTTCCAACTCCGTATGCGGCGGTGACTGGCCCGTAAGCCCTGAGGCTTACAACTCTCTGGTTAAGCTGTGCGCTGACATCTGCAAGCGGAACGGCATCAAACTGGCTTATAACGGCGGTCCTTCCGGAACGCTGACCATGCACAAGATGTTTGCTTCCACAGCCTGCCCCGGTCCGTATCTTGAACACAAGATCACGTCTGGCGACTTTGCCCGTGATGTTGCTGCAGCAATGGGACAGGGGACTGCGAAGCCTGTATCCAACCAGCTTTACCGGGTGCGGAAGTCCTGGAAAGATGCGAAATCCCAGATTGGTGCTTATAAGTCTTTCGAGAATGCGAAGAAGGTCTGCGGCAAGGGCTACTCCGTCTTTGATAAGGACGGAAAGGCTGTATACACTGCGCCAACCGCTGCAGCAAAGAAATGGACACAGGATTGCATCATTCAGGAAGGCGAAGCTGTCATGTCCGTTTCCTGCGGAATCGCACCGTACAAAGACACAGGAAATGCCATTGTCTGGATCAATGGTGTGAAGTGTGTAAACGTTCCTGCTCTCGGCGGTCCTGTACCCCTGAGCGACGTGTCCGAAGCCGCGGACACCGGAGACGGCAAGAAGGATGATTATCTGGCGAACACGAAGGCCCGCGTCTTCCTGCTGCAGTGCAAAGCGAAGAAGGTATACGAATCCAAAAACACAGTCCTGCTGGACCGTGGATATGAGGTCAAAGCTGGACCGCTGATGGGTCTGCGTTAAACTGCCTCAACAAATCAAAAAAGCCTCGGAACATGACCGGGGCTTTTTTTTTGCTGGCAACACTTTTGGCAACACTTTTTCAAATAGCCATGTTTTTTGGGGTGAAAAAGTGCCATGGAACCTGCGAAAAAAGGCCATTTCAAGGGGTTTTGATGGGTTTTGAATGTGATGTGATATTCTTTTTCAATAACATGGTATTAACGAAAGTTCCTTATATAAAGGAGATTTATGCAAATCATCCGGTATTTGGCAACAAATCGGAAACACTTAGTCCTGTGAAGTTCCGCACGGCAACTCGTTAATGACGGTCAAGAGTTCGTCGCTGAGCTTTCTGTAGATATGTGCATAGGTTTTGTAGAGTGTACTTACAGTGTGTCCTAGTCTACGGGCTATCAGAACATCTGGCACTCTTCTTGAAATCAAAAAAGACGCATGTGAGTGCCTTAATCCGTGAATAGTGATTGCCGGTACATCAGCCATTTTTATATATCGCTTGAACCTATCGCTGATAGTACCTTTTGGAAGGTAGGTGATCCCGCCGAAGATGAAAAAGTCATCGTTGAATCCATCAAGCGATTCGTTTTCTTCTTTCCATTTTCGCAACCTGTCCGCAAAACTTTCCGGTAAGTCTACCCAACGTTTTGAGTTCTCTGTTTTAGGTGCGTCGCCTACCACGAACCGCCCATTCGCTCTTTTGATGGTTTTCGTGATGTGAATTTGATCTCCGTCAAAATCCTTCCACTGCAAGGCTTGGGCTTCACCTATTCGCATCCCTGTCAAGAATAGAGTTGCGAAAAGTAGGTTGTATTGGGGATCATCGACATTTTGAATAAACGATTCAAATTCCTCGATTTCCCAAAAGGCACTTTCTTTGGTTGTGACTTTGAAAGAAGAACTCAGTGAAACTGGATTTTTAGGAATATATCCTGCCTTGGCGGCGAAGGAAAGTATTTTTGACAACGTGCTTTTTCGTCGGAGAACTGTAGAGCTTGCATACTGTTTCAATAGTTGTTTTTGCCACATATCAACCACCTGAGGAGTGATTTTGTCGATCCGCATTTCCCCGAAGAACGGTTTGATACTCATCCGATATTCGACCTCTTGGACTGATAATGTGCTGTCTCTGCATCGCAGATCAGCAGCAACACACTGCTGATACAGCTCATCCATTGTGATTGATCCGTTTGTTCCTCCTTCCTCTTTTGCTTTCGCTTCCTCTCTCTGGGCCTCCCGTTTCGTCCGGAAGCCCCGTTTTTTCTTCGTGTGGGTCTTTCCCCACGGGTCTTTGTAGCGGAATGTGTAGAACCATTTTCCGGTGCTTTCATCCTTATGAACTGACATGATTTTCCTTTCCGTCAATCAAATTGGAAAACGTGCCCTGTTTCCAGCAGGGCAGAAACGGCGCTTTCACATTCGCAGGTTCCGACTTCAGTGTACTGATCATTCCGCAAGTGGTGAAGCAGTTCGTGCATCACGGTCCGTCTCATGGAATCTTCGGAGTAAACGGTATTTACAAAAAGCACCTTGCAGTCATGGTTGTTGGAGTGGTAAAGAAATCCTTTGACCTTAGGCGTGAAGCGCTCTTGCACGATCGCAATGCCTTCCTGCCTGCAATAATCCTCTAGTTGCATGTGAGCATCTTATAATAAAAACATGCGTTATTTATGCAAGTTTAGAGAATCTGTGTTACAATGACTTCAACGAATGGCACACCTAGCCAGTGTGATCCCGAATCTGGAGAATGCAACTCGATCGGGTGGCACCCTACGTGTTGCTAAATCCGGATGGGCGCCTTAGGCCGTTAGGTCAGACTAAATCTGGCCTGCGGCCTTTTCTATTGCAAAAAGAACCCCTCTCCGAAATGGAAAGGGGTCTTTTGCCGCAATTCAACGGGCAGTTACATTCATCTATATTTTACCACAAAAAAAATGCCTGTGTCTCTGCTATGTTTGGCGACCTATCAGAGATACCAGGCGGGACATATGACAGACTGTTTTTTTAGTCAATCTGTAACCATATAATATCATATTTACGTCAAAAACCCCTTACCATTTTCGGCAAGGGGCTTTTTCCAGTCACCTCTAGGGCAACCATTACCGTTGCTATTTTACCACGCGTAATACTCAGTACCAAAGGCACAAATCGTGGAGATCATCAAGCTCATAATATATTTCTCCGCCTTTGTCCAATACATCGTCAGCCGTCAAGTCATCTTTATCGATGAGGGAGAGTATTTTTTCGCATCTACCGGTTATGGCTTCTACATCGGTAATTTTGTTTTTATAGTCATTGAGGTTGTAGTTGTATACATCCATATCTGCTTTATCTTCGTCAGATGGTTCTTCCATCTCGGAATACTTTTTCTCAAATTCGTTATATTCCTCCAAAAAGTTGTCATAATTTTCCTGGCATTGAGCTTTAGTGCCGCTTGATGAAGTGATAACTGCGTTGGCTGCGGATGTCATGTTTTCTTTCCACTTATCTATGCTAACTTCCCCAGTCTGCAAGTCACCGTCGTTGAATATGACCATCTCACACAAAGATTCAAGACGATCAACAGCTACCCCAAAATCCCGATAATCAGAAGATGAGGCATCGGTTTCGGCAGGTTTGTTTGTGGTATCCGTTGAATCGGAAGCACCCCCGTCGGTTGTGGCACAACCCGCAAAGACAAACGCCGCTGTTAAAGCTAAAAAGAATTTCTTCATAATCAAATCCTCCTACTATTTCCCTTCTTCAAACATTCTAATAACTCTCAGTAAACTTTCAACATCATCCGGCTCCAAATCCTTCACCTTATCAAACAGAATCCGCTTTTTATTCTTTGGGTCACTCAATTCATCAAGGTAAGGGATAAGGTCTGGATCAATTGATTCCAGGTATCTACGGTTTTTGTCATAGTCGCCTAACTCTGTATTCTCGTTATCGCCAGAAATCAACCATTCTTCTGAAACATCCAATGCTTGCGCCAATCGCTTTACGTTTGCCATTTTCGGGGCATATTTACCAATGCAATAGGCGCTCATCAGACTCTTGCTAATACCAGCACGTCTTGCTGCTTCGGAAATGCTAATGCCTTTTCTCCTTACAGCCAATTCTAAGCGATCAGCAATAGATTCCATCCTTAAGACCTCCGTAATATCAAACCAAATCAATCATCTGTAGTGTACGAGAAACTGGACACCGAAAAAAGGACGATGGACAAATTGGACAGAAAACTAGACGATTTTGGTTGACACCGGTAAGAAAAGAAGTAAGATATAAGTGTAATCGTCAAGAAACTAGAACGGCGTGGAAAGGAGATACATGACACTGAATTACAACCCGCTCAGAGGGAAAATTAGAGAGGTTGTGGGAACGGAAAAGGCCTTTGCAAAAGCGGTAGGGATTTCCAGAGCGTCACTTTATTCGAAGATGAACATGACTACGGAATTCACAACTTCCGAAATCATGCGGAGCTGCGAGGTTTTAGGAATTCCGAAGGAAGAAATATGGAAATATTTTTTTGCTCAAAACGTCAAGAAAACAGAACGATGAGATGCAAAAGGTAAAGAAAATAGAACGGAGGAAGCATGACACAGAAAGAAGAATACGGCTATCTGATGGCAGAAGAATTTCTGGAAGAAGCGGTGAGGCGTATCTACAAAAAGCGAGATAAGCACCAGACAGACATCGACGATGCGCTGAGCGTGATTGCAGATCTTGAGTTGGAGATTCAGACGAAGTTCAAGGAGGCGGGAGTATGACGGACGAGATCAACAAGCTGATGGAAACCATCGAAGGCGAAATTGAGGATACTGAATATTACGCATTCTATGCACAAACGCACGCAAAGGATGTCCAGAATCACTTTGCCGCGCTGAAAGAAATGATGGAGAAAGAGATTCCGACGGAGAAAACCTACAAAAAGGACGAAATCGAAAAGCTCAAAAAAGAAATAATCCGAAAGATCACATACACAGCTGGAGTCGTTGATGGAGGGGCCGAACTGTGGAAGGCGCACGATGCGGCAAAGCTGTTAGAAAAAGCATCGTCTATGGTTGATGAGAAATTCGAGGAGTTCCTGAAATGAAAGACGGACTGAAAGTGCAGAACTTCACGCCGCATCCCGTTAAAAAGCAGGTTGCGGAAGCTAAAAAAAGCCCGAACCTGGGTGACACACTCATTGGCATCGGGCTGATTGCATCAACAGTCACAGCACTGCTGCTGGCTTGGTTCGGATGAGGAGGAAACATGAATCACGGGAAGCACCAGACGCCCCGTGAGGTGGCGAAGGTAAGACATGACCTTTGGATGCGGGGATGGATGATCAAAAAGGAAATGGAAGATTTCCTCTGCATCTCAGCCCACGAACGCATCAAGGTCTGGAAGAAGCTGGAAGACCAAATTGCCGATGAAGGCAAGATGGTCATGGAAGGAAAAATGATCACGTCCCGGGTAATGAAGTATGCGGGACTCACTGAAAAAAGAATCGTAAGCGATTACGAAAGGTTGGTTGTAAACCATGGCTAAAAAAAAGAAACGGTGGGAATACGAACGAGAATTGGTTGAACGAGTTCTCGACTTGATGGAGCGGAATGCTGGTGTCGTTCAACAGGCGGACGACTGGCGCCGGTTTTACGAAGATTCCTGCAACGAGCAAAAAAGAGGATTCCAGAAGTTCGTTATCAGGGAATACTACTGGAATATCCCATTTTATGGAAGTAAAGAACAGGTTGAGAAATACCTTGAAGAAAGATTCACGCTGACCTGGGCGAAGAAGTATTCAGACTTGATGAGCTGGGGATCCGAAGAGTTGGTGAATATGGCGAAGGAAACCCTTCTGAACGAATGGATCGAGAAACATGAGGTAGAGGCATGACCTACATTCCGCTGACTCAGCAGGAATGGCTGGAAAAGCTGGGTCCTGAAAAATTCCTCGAAGTCTCATCAAAACTGGGGCAGAAGAAAGCACAAGCCAGAAAGATGATTGCCGGACGAAAAATCAAGAAGGATAAGGTCAACGGTTATGACAAATACTCTTACCTTTCTGAGGCCGGATACAAGGCTCTTATAAACGATGTATTCACATCCTGTGGCCTTGAACTGACATCAACGGAGCTTGATACAAAGACTTACGAAATAGATGGAAGCGGGCAGCCACATGGATGCTATGCCCGATGGGCTTTCCAGACAATGGATATTGAAACCGGATACTACGAAACAGCAATTGTCACCGGAAATGGAATGGACAAAGGCGACAAGGCGATTTACAAGGCAGACACGGGCGCAATGAAATATTTTGCAGCCAATAACTGGTTAGTTGCAACCGGAGATGATGCGGAAGCAGAGAGTCCAGATTTTATCAGCAAAGAAGATAAAAGAAAATCCGAAGTAAGGAAACTCGAACAGCTTACGGAAGAAGTGACCAAAATCAAAGCGGAAGCATGGGGTCACGGAATCGACATCTACGATCAGAAAATAATTGACTGGATCAAGGAAAAGTCGAAGACGGATGGCACTCCAAAAAACGCTGCAGAAGCCAAACGAATCATCAAAGTTGTTCAGGTGCTTATTGACAACAAGGTCAAGAAAGACGGAAAGAAGGAGCCTCAGGATGAAAAAGTATCCTGACTCCATCATCCAGCCTGAATCCATGTGGGACCGCTGTCTGCTTTGCGGGCGGCATGGTCCGCTGGAAGTCCACCACGTCTTCGGAGGGGCCGCCAACAGGCCGAAATCAACCGAAGACGGACTGGTAGTCCACCTGTGTGCGAATTGCCACAGGGAGGGAACCTGGGCCGCTCACAGGTGCCGAAACACAATGATCCGTCTGCGGATGGTTGGGCAGAAGGCTTATGAAAAAGCCGGACACACCAGACAGGAATTCATGAAACGGTATGGGCACAACTATTTATGAAATCAATCGGAAAAGTCGAATGCACCTACACCGGCGAAGACGGCAAAGCTCATTCACTGGTGACGTGGAAATCCCCGCAGGTTGCATCCGAACTGGAAAAGGTTATCGGTCAGGAATCGCTGATTGAGGTCAAGGACATCGGTAAGAACCGAAGCCTGCAACAGAATTCCTTGCTCTGGGAGCTGATAGGGCGCATTGCCAAAAATGAGAACGCACCCCATCACGATCCTGTGGAAATGTACGGCGAAATCCTCAAGACCGCAAAGGCAAAATGTGCCTACATCAAAGTGATGGAAGACGCCATCCCCGCACTGAAACGGCAAAACGGCGTTAGGTTCCTTGAGCCGCTGAGCTACGAAACCAACCGCAAGGGCGTCAAATGGGCCAACTGCAGGCTGTATCTGGGCAGCTCGGGAATGAATACCAAAGAGATGAATCAAGTGATAGATGCCGCCAAATGGTGGGCAACAAACCTTGGGGTGCCTTGGGGTGACATACTTTGAGATTCGTCATCCAAGGCAGACTTGACGGGCTGAACGAGTACACCCGGGCGTGCAGGGGCAACGCTTTCGGGGGAAACGCAGCAAAAAAAAGGAACCAGAAAATCGTAAAAGAAGCAATCCAACAGGCAGTCAGGGAGGGGCGCCTTGAGCCTGTCATGGTCTATCCAATTGAGCTTCGGATCATCTGGTTTGAGAAAAATCAGAGACGTGACATTGACAATATCGTCTTCGCCAAAAAGTTCATTCAGGACGCTTTGGTGGAGGAAGGAATCCTTGAAGACGATTCACAAAAATACATCAATCAATGTCACGACCTGGTTCTCATCGACAAAGAAAATCCACGGATCGAAGTGGAACTGAACGATAGGAATAGGGTGCATGAAGAAAGGGAAGATGAAGTATGGGACGCATATATTCGTTCGATGCAGACGATGCCGCAAAGTATGGCGAACGAGCTGCAGTGATTCTGTCTAATTTGAAATTCTGGATTGAGAAGAACATCTGTAACGAAAGACATTTCCATGACGGTCACTATTGGACATACAACTCAAATGAAGCCTTCCGAAAACAATTTCCGTGGATCAAAAAGACCGCTTTTGAGACGGCACTTAAAAAACTTGTTGATGCAGGGGAAGTGATTGTAGGCAATTACAACACAAGTTCAATGGACAGAACCAGGTGGTTTGCTCTTCCGGTTTATGAGCGTCAAGTGCTGATAGAACAAGGAAAATTGGAGGAAGTTTCCGATTTCTCGAAATCAGGAAATGGATTTCCCGAAAACGGGAAATGTGATTTCCCGAAATCAGGAAATGTGATTTCCCGAAATCGGGAAATGTATATAAGGAATACAGATATAAAACCAGATATAAACACAGATACGAATACGCCTGACGGCGAAGGTGTGTGTGTCAAAGACGAAAGCAAAGAATTTGCAAAACGAGTTGTGGATTACTTCAACGAACGGACCGGGAAACACTATTCGCCATCAAACAAAGAAACGCAGAAGCTGATTAATGGAAGACGAAGCGAGAAACATGGGTTTGAAGACTTCAAGGCTGTAATCGACTGGTGTGTGAACAACTGGACCGGTAATCCTAGGATGGAGCCGTACATAACGCCAGACACAATATTCAGACCTACGAAATTTGAAAAATACTTGAACAACTCAATGCCGTCAAAAGCTAAAGCACCTACGACTTACCTTACAGACTCACCGCTGTTTTAAGGGGGGAAAGAAATGATACCTAGAACTCAGGGGGAGCTTGAAAGAGCCTATCTTGCAATCATGTACTTTAACCCAACAAAGGTTGAAGAAAACCAGCCGTTGCAACTGTTCGAGTTTCCCAGCCACCAGCGAATCATCCGAATGCTGAAAGAGGCGTATGATCCGGAAACACAAACGTACAACGAAGCAGCCCTGATGAAGAATGCAACGGACTATGTGGAACTTACCGACATCATGGAAATGTTCGTGTTTGACAGCCAGCTTGAAGGACAGTATGAACACTTCCGGTCAACGCTGTTTGACAACATGAAAGTCAGGACGTTGGGTGAATACATGGACAGGTTAGAGAAGATGGAAATCTCATTGGAGACATTTGTTGAAAAAGTAGAAGCAGCAGTCAAAATGCGAGATTCACTGCCTAGGCAGAAAACCCCGCAGGAACTTGCTGAAATGATTACCAGCCGGAAAAGGCACCTGAGGTTTAATCGCTTCGCAAATTTCAACAAGTGCATGCCGATTCAGGAAAACACTCTGACAACGATTGCAGCCTACACCAGTCGTGGTAAATCCGCATTTGCGCTGAACCTGGCTCATGATCTGGCTAAACAGGGGTACAAAGTCATCTACTTCAATCTCGAAATGACAGAAGAAGATGTATGGAAACGACTTGCGGCGATAGATTTGCAACTGGGAATCAATAACATCCAGAAAATCGAGAAAGGATCCAAACAGTATCAGGAACTGCTTGATTCGCTGGATTATGGGGACAGGTTGACAATCGTCAACGGAACGAAATCAGCGATGGACATAAGGGCGATGGTCATCAAGGAAAAGGAAAAGCCGATTGTATTCGTTGATCACATTAGCTACCTGACGGGGCGAAGCGACTTGAAGGAGCGAGAAAGAATCTCTGAGTCCATGAAAACACTGAATGCTCTTGCTAAGGACGGGAGAGCGACGGTCTTCGCATTGGCTCAGATAAACCGTCAGGGGGAGGACAAAGGAACCCTGAGCAATCTGTACGGATCCAGCGCCATTGAGCAGGATAGCGACAACGTCCTGATTCTGGAGCCAGAGGAAGACGAACTCCAGCCTAACGGCAGCGCTAAACCGGATTTGAAGATGATAGCCAAAGCACAGAAAGTCCGGGGCGGGGTAAAAGGGAATTTACCTTACCTGTTCCGGAAGCCAACTCAGACATTTGTGGAAAGGGTATGAAATGCAGGAATTAACACTGTACAACGATGAGCACGGAAAGCTCATCACCAATGCCGCAGACTTCCGGGTACACGTCCCGGAGCTGCTGCGGCGGTTTGATTACATCATCGACGATGACAACGTCAAGGACGCAAAAGCGGACAGAGCGCTGCTGAACAAATTTGTAAAGGGACTGGCTGAACAGCGCCAGAAATACGAAAAGCAGACCTATGACCCATGGCTCAAAGCTAAAGCGGAAATCATGGAAATTGAAAAGGCCGTAAAAGCCAAAGCAAAGGAAATGGGAGCTGAAATCAACGGCCTTGATGACAGACGGAAGGAACAGAAAGCAGAAGAGAACAAAGCCTACTGGGAGTCACTGAAAACAGACATCTCGTACGAGGCGATTGCTGACCCGTCATGGCTTAACAAGTCTGAGACGACTAAAAGCATTCACGAACAGATGGATGCGCTCAGAGAGCAATTTAACCGGCAATGGAGGCTTATAGCATACGAAGCAAAGGATGCAGGCCTTCCGGAACACGCTATCAGGTATCTTCAAAAGAAATTCAATGCAGATCCTAAGCAGGACCTGACGGAAGAAATCAGGTTCCTGAGCGATGAAGAGGCCAGACAGGCTGTTGAAATTAAGGAAATCAAGGAAGCAATGGATGAAGCGTTTCCTGATGAGCTGCCTGACATTGACTTTAACGAAGAGGGAGAGATTGAAACATGGCATCAACTGAAATGTACGGAAGCGGAATGGAAAGCTGTCACGGAGTATTTGGAAGACTTGCGAAAACGATGATTAACGAAGACTTCAGGCCGACAAAGAAACCAATCAAAAGGGGGGGACGTGTTCTGGACTGCGGTACCTAACTACTCAGATAACGTGGAAAAGGAAAGACCATGCGTCGTCATCAGCAACGACAGGAACAACGAATTCAGCAGCATGATCAATATGGTCCCGCTGACAACGAAGCCTCACAGGACGGACCTGGTTTGCAACGTGATGCTCCACGACGGGCGAATGGCAAAGACGAATCAGCTGTTCGTGGTTGACAAAAAATTCATCGGAGACAAACAGGGAAAGCTGCCTCCGATTGATATGCACGCGATCATGCGGTCTATCGTGTTCCAGTTTGATATGGCGGAATATTTCTAAGCAAAGGAGAAAGGGAATGTCAAAGAAAGAAATTGAAGAACTGATTCACATCCATGCGATCATCCAGCTTTACACAGGAGCTGACGATAAGCCTAAATGGGCATTCATGCAGGTTGAAGGAGGAACAACGTCTATCCCTGAAGAAGGGCTGAGAGAAATCAGTAAAGCTGCGCAGAACCTCAGTGATGTTTTCTACAAGTGGTTTGACAAAGTTGAAGGAGACATCAAGGCATGAAGAAGTACCAGATTAAGCCTGGTATCTTCTGCAAGGACGATGCTGGAAGGGTCTATCTTTTCCTGAGTGATCATCAGGCAGTGGATGTGATGAGTGGTCAGTACCTGTTCACAGCGGAATACGACGTAGATATGAAACCAACTGTCAACTGGGCACCATCCATCGTTGCATGGGGTGAAAGAGGCGCTTCCAAGGACACTGGAGACAAGTTTCAATTGAACATCGACTGGATAGCGAAGACGGGAAGGAAGTCATGGAACAAGCTGTATGGATGAAAGTGACAACAGACAAGTTCAGACTCCCGTTGATTGTTGCTGACACTGCTGCCGAACTGGCTTTCATGGCGGGAGTTAGGACGGCAACTGTCATTGATGCAGTCAATCACGGTGGCGATTTGTCACCCTATGTACGGGTGAAAATAAATAAAAAATCTTACCACTAATTTATACGGTTTGTCAAAAACCGGGCTTACAATTTAGGCATAAGGAAGGGGCAGACAACCCCTTCCCACCAGAAAGGATAAATAAGATGTTTGAAAATCTTGTAAAGCCATTCACTGAAGAGTGTGAAAAAAACGGGCTTAAACCATTTGGAGTAATTGCAATATTCGAAAAGCCGGATGTGGGTGTCGGGGCAAGTTGGAACGGAACATTCTCAAAAAGCGATAATCTTAGAAGGTTTAATTTTATTTCTGAAACTCTCTACAAGTACACCGATAAAGCCGTAAAAGAGGTGGCTGAAGGGGTACACGAATATGAGACTGAAGAGGATTGAAGGTATGTGGGTCCTGTTCAAAGGATCCGAAATCGTTGAAGCCTACGAAACCAGGGAAGAAGGAGAACTGGCTTTGTTCGATGCAACCAGAAGGTGGACGAGCCTGTGGGACACGGAAACAAGGCGGTAGTACGTTATGGGAAGTGTTTCTTTGCGGACGAAGGCGGATTAGTCTGCATCCAGAACAAAGAAGTGTTCCGTATTTCGGACGATTATTTTGAAGAAGGAGAAATTGATGCTGAAGAAGACATTGTATCCGAAGACGAAAAGGATTCCTGAAAACGGTCCGCTGGTGACAGTCACTGAAAAGATGGACGGTGAAAACCTGACAATCTTCAAACTGAATGGAGAAATTCAGTTTGCGCAGCACAACTGGATTTTCTCAATGGATGAGATGCTAAGTGACGATCGGTCAAGGATTAGTCGCTGCAAAGGCCTTAAATACTGGGCAAAAAACCACAAGGAAGACCTGGAACGAGACCTTGTTGAAGGCTCAGCAATTTGCGGGGAATGGATGCGCGCAACGGCAAAGACATATCCTGCGGAGGTTGTTGAAAAAGACTTTTATATGTTTGCAAAAGCAAATATCGGCGAAGGGCCAGATGGACTGATGCTGACCAATATCTGGTGGAATAGAGATTTGTTTAAGTATCCGTTCGCTAATCAGGCTATCCCGGATTACATTGGGGTGGTTCCCCTGGTTGATGAGGGGTATATCAATCCTTCAAAGGAAGTCCTTGACGCCATGTACGAGCAATATACAAGCAAAGTTGGTGGAAGGAAGGTAGAAGGGTTCGTGATTTGTTCCAATAATGTCATTCGAAAGTACCTTCGGATGCGAAAGGGCAAGCCTGTTGAATACCACGAAGATTGGAGAAAGTCCGCGTGACGAAGGAACACTTCATCGAAAGGATGGAAACCGTCAGAGAGGCTGTCAGCGAAGCACTCTTTGAAATGCTGAGAGTCGGATGCGAGACGCTTGCTGATGGTGAAGAAGTCAGCGGGGCAGTAGAGATTTGGAACAACCTCAATGACGCTTATGAGGACGTGTGCGCTGTTCTGGTAAAGGCTAAAAGGGAGGAAGAACAATGACATACGTTTATGAAAGCCACATGGGAGGACTTTACACATCGAATGAGGAAATCCCTTTTGAAGACCTTTTATGCGAGGAGTGTGGAGACAGTGACGGATTTGTAACAAATTTCGACAAAGAAGCGGAAGACTTTAACGTTCTGGACCTGTTTGATGAAATCCATGACAGCTGGCATGGCGGAAATCTGCGAGAAGCCATTGGCCTGATCGTCTACGAAGGGTTGGGCAACGAACTAAAGGAAGCTCTGTGCAAAGAAATTGATGAAACGATTAAAGAAAAGGAAAGGTTGGAGGCTAAACGGAAGTCAAAATCCGGAGAGTAGCAGGAATCAAAGAAGCAACCGAGGCAATGAGACTGTCGATGAAAAGCGGTGACAAAAGCGACAGTGATTTTTGCTGGGACAGATGCCACGACATGGAAGAAGAAGCTCTGTGCAAATACTGCCCTCATGCAAAGCGAGAAAACGGTGAATTTGAGTGTACTGCCTGCAAGGAATATATGGGGATTTGGGTTATGGGTCCAAAGGATCATGACCTGAGCATGAAACTGATTCATGCTGGTTCTGACCACAGGAAGCACATTCGGCTGATTGATGTGTGGATGGAAATCAAGGCTCCGCTGTATTGGTGGAAAGAAACTGATACATACCGATTTGGTGTGGATAAAGTTTCTGAGTCAACGATGCATACGCTTATGAATAAGAAAATCACAGTTGATGATTTTGAAATGACTGATAACAACAAAGATTTCATGAGTGTCGAAGATGATTACGGCAACAGTTATCTGAATTCGCTGAACTTTTGTAGAGAACACAGTGATTTTGTAAGGCTCAATGAACTGCTTCCCCAGTCGTATCTCCAGACACGTATTTGCAAATTCAGTTATGAAGCATTACGAAACATCTATCATGCCCGCAAGGATCACAAGCTGAAGGAATGGCATCTGTTCTGCGAAACACTTGAACGGTTGCCATGTTCAGAATTCATCACGGAGGAATAGATGGAAAACGAATCGCTGAAATGGATGATGCATGAATTTGAAGCCATTGTGGCCGAGATAGAAGATAACTTAACGGCTACAGAGAATATGACGCAAGAGGTGCGAGGTTTTGAACCCACAAATCCGCTGCGCAGTTGGAATGACGGAGCACATGCCGCATTTTCCAAGATGCTTGACATTGTGAACTATCACCTGGGCAGAGCAAGGCAAATCATGAGGAGGTCAAATGAAGAAGAATAAAGTAAAAGTTCTGGTTGCCGACGATGTCATGGATAGAATCGAACGGTATGCAGAGGAAGCCGGAAGGTCAAGCCGTGAAGCAAAATGCGCAAGACAGGAATCAGAAGTCATCAGAAAGACGATCGAAAAATGTTCAGAGCACATTGACAACAGAACAAAAGAAGCGTTCGGGACATCAGTCGCTGCATTGATTTTTTCGATTGCTGGGATGGCTTGTTCTATCGCGACCCTGCTGGTAGTTATGTTCCGGGGGTAACGAATGATTGAACTGACAACAGATTACCTGCTGGATGCGGATAAATACGAATGGCGTCTCGTGCGTCACCGCGGAACGTATGTTGATGCGAAAGACGGACGGATCAAGGACAAATACGAAGTCCTGGGTCATTACGCCACGGTAACCCAGGCTGTTACAGCCGGAATGAACGCCCTGCTCAGTGAAACAGTCTCCAGCGGAGTTATCACTGACCTGAGCAGGCTGACTGAAGTAGCCGAGGAATACGCACTCATAGTCAAGGGGAAGTTGAGGTCATTCAATGACTGAAAGATGGAAGCCGAAACACGGCGAGGATTACTGGTATGTCGATTTCAATATCGAACCTTGTGAAGACAAATGGGAAGACTGGCGTTTCGATGATTTACGCTATGAAGCTAGCAATTGCTTCCGGACTGAGGAAGAAGCCGCAGCAGCAGCCGAAAAAGTGAAAGCCCTGCTGCTTAGTCTGCATCAGCCAGAAGATGGAAACTCTCAAAAAACGCCGATTTCTGAGAGTTTACAGCAGGAAGATTGTAAAAAACGCGCATTTGTACGACCTTCCCACGAAACACCCGAGCATTACCGGCTGGACCCCGAACCCATCGCAGTCATCAAAGCGTGGGACCTGGGATTCTGTCTGGGGAATGTGATCAAGTACCTTGCAAGAGCAGGACACAAGGCTGGGGAGAGCAGGGACAAAGACCTGCACAAGGCCATGGAGTATCTGCGAATGGAATTGGAGGACCAGGCGGATGCGAAGGAATCGACGGCAGCACGGAGGTGCTGCTGATGGCACAGAGAGAGCTTGCGCGGCGAATGGAAAATGGAGTCGTTTGGGAATGATGACCGACAAAGAAATGATTGAAGACATGCTGGACATGCAGGTCAAGCTGGATGAAGTGCTGCTCAAGGTACGAGGGTTAACCTACCGAGACCTGCTGAGCCAGCGGGCTTATGACCGGGCGATTTTGGACGAGCTCGGAGATGTGCTGCATTTCTGCCTGAGCCAGACACTGGCAGAGATAGCAACCGCTCAGCACCCAGACTATCATCGGGAAATTCTCATGGATATATTCGTAAAACATCAGTCTGACGATGAGCTGGATATCCTGGACTGGCAGAAATGTCATCAGCGGGTGCTGATCAAAGCTTTCCGTCTAATGAAATGGCTGGAGTTCACGCCGGAGGAAGTCTACGAAGCCTACAAAAAGAAAAACGCTGTCAACTTCCAGAGACAGCGGGAGGGGTACTGATGACAGACTGGATACCGAACGAAGGAGATTATTTCTACTACATTAATGAACGCGGCCACGTGATGACGAAACATTACAACGATAAAATAGACTATCACACTATCGCATTTGGGAACTGTTTCAAGTATGAGCACAGAGCAAAGAAAGCCGCACGGGCGATCTTCGAGCTCTTGAAGGGGCTGGAGAAATGAAAATTGAAACAAAATTCAACCCAGACGGGACCCTGAAATCCCTCAAAGGAGAGGCGCCGAACCTTAATGCGCTGGCGCATCTGTGTATGAACGTGATTTACAAAACGGCCTCTGATGGATACCTGGATGAAGCAGAAATTCTGGTCGAACGATACCGGTAAGCTGTGAGGATGGCGGAAGAGGAGCAGGAATGACAGCTGATGAAGTGCTGAAAAGCCTTTACGAAGAATTTATGTACGCGTACGAAACGGTATCACACGTCTATTTCAGCAAGACAGGCGATATTATGCGGCACGCGGCGATCATGGACACCCTGGACTGGTTGACCTCAGTAATGGAAACGGAAATGAGGAAAGTGAAATGACACTCAAAGAATTCTTTGAACAGAACGGCAACAAGCCTATCGAAATCCAGGAAGACGGCACGATCCGTATTCTGGAAGAGAAAGGACCGTGGAAGCCGGAGTACGGAGAAAGATACTACGCGATAAGTGATGATGGAAAGAGACGGGCGTATCAGCGGTCACACGAAAACGCTGACAAATTTAGACTGTGGATGGGAAACGTCTTCCAAACTGAAACTGAAGCAAAACGTGCGCTTAACCGCCTGCGTGCCAGAAAGAAACTTCTGGATGCTGGGGGACATGAGGGTGTTCCGGATTTCAACCCAAACATGGTGCACCCGCTTTGGATTGTGTCTCCAACAGAATTGAATGCATTGACTTGGGAAGCTGTTGTCGTGGTTCCAGCCTTTGAAATCTGGTTTAAATGTCCAGAAGACTGTCAGAAAGCCATCGACAGCCTGACGGAAGATGAAGTAAAGGCACTGTGCTGGATGGGGGATTCCTATTGATTGAAGACTTTGAACTGACTCTCTGGGACAGGCTTGAAATGATTCGAGCTGTCCTACAGACAGTACCATACGAAAACATATATCTATCGTTCAGCGGTGGTAAAGACAGCACAGTCCTACACCACATGCTGGATGAAGCATTACCTGGTAACACGATCGAACGGGTGTTCAGCAATACCGGGATAGAGTTCAACGACGTTGTGGATTTCGTGAAAGGCATGGCAGCCGAAGATTCACGGATCAAAATCATCACACCCGGAAAGAACATCAAACAGATGCTCGAAGAGGTGGGCTATCCATTCAAGAGTAAATTCCACTCTGAAATGGTAGAGCGCTTCCAAAAATCGGGGGGGGGTGCATGGTAAATCATTAACTCGGTACTTAAGTAATCCAGGAAAGCCGGGAAAATACAACGTACCGAAGAAATTGGTCTACCAATTCACGCCGGAGTTCAATCTGAAGATCAGTCAGAAGTGTTGCAGCGAACTCAAGAAGAAACCGATACATGCCTACGAAAAAGAGACTGGAAAGACACTCTGCATTACAGGAGTTAGGGCAAGCGAAGGAGGCCTCCGAGCATATCACGCTGATAGACAAGGATGTGTATTTCGGAATCCAAAAGGAGAGGTTTACAAATTCCAGCCTTTATCTCCGGTTTCCGACGAATTCATGGATTGGTACATAGAAAAACGGCAAATAAAACTTGCAGCTGTTTACAACGAACCATACAACTTCAAGAGGACTGGATGCAAAGGATGCCCTTATAACGTTCACATAGCGCAAGAATTAGACACAATGGAACATCTAATGCCTAATGAGCGCACACAATGTGAAATTATTTGGAAACCTGTTTACGACGAATACAGAAGAATCGGATACAGAAAAATGAGAAAGGAGCACAAAGAATGATAATGGTGCGGAGAGATGCGACCAACAAAGCGCTGGAAAGCCTGTATAAGCAACTTGGTGCAGAGTCTGATTTGCGTCTTGAGATGCGGCACAAACGGCAAGGAGAAGTGATCAGGCTTGATGCTGAAATAGAACTTTTGGATGAGATTCTAGGGATGATTAAAGAAGTAGGGAGAGAATTAAGTTGTCCAGTGGAAGAATGGTGAGGGTGACAAGAATTGACACGGGAGAGACGTGGCCTTCGATCGCTGCTGCTGCAAAAGCGCTGTTCGTTGATCCGACAACACTGTCCAGAGCAAAGGTCAGTGGAAGGACTCATGTATGCGACATACCGTTAAAGTTCGAAGACACGATGGCCAGTGTAAATGCCACAGAGATGAAAGACCTTGAAACTGGGATTGTATACCAGACGATTGTTTCTGTTGCTGATGCGTTCGGGGTTGATACATCCCAGGTTTACAACAATGCTAAAAATGGTCATCGGCTTCATGGGCACAGGGTTGTTTTCACTGATGAAGAGAAAGCCAAAGAATGCAAGCCATACATTGGAAGACGGAAAAAACGCATCAGATGCGTAGATACGGATGAGGAATTCGAATCAGTAAGAGACGCCGCCGAAAGAATGGGAGTTACCAGATCGTGTATTAGGAATTGCATTATTCAAGGATGGAAAGTCAAAGGAATGATGTTTGAATATGCGAAATGAATCTTACAGACGGCATCATAACCGCCGGGTTATCCTCCACAAGCAGGGAATTGTGGAAAACGTCTATCACACGCCTGTGGAAGT